TAAAGCCCCTCTGTCGGGCTAAAGCCCCTCTGTGCTCCCTCGCTTCGCTTCGGTCGCACACCAAATTTCCGTTTACAAACAAATTAATTTTCATCTAACTCACGTATTAAGTCATTAACATACTTTACACAGGAATCTAACTCGTCATACCCGTCCAAAATCATAGAACCCACAGTGATGTGAAGTTTGTCTATCACTTCTTTTTTGAACAGCACGGCATTTGCCTTGCTTGTATCAGACTTTTCTATTATCGTTATTGCGGAATCAATCATCCTAGTTACTTCGGATGGCGGCATCATAGGGATATCAGCACCTTTCCGCCACGACTGATATTCTCTCATTTTTTTAAGAAGTTCTTTTTTTCTCATACGTTTAGTAAATAAGGGGTGGCTATAGCATAAATGGAAAGGACTATACCACCCCTACCCCTTATTAAATTTATGCGTAAATTTAAAATACAAACAACAGTCCATAAGACAAATGTTGTTTTAATGATCTTTTATGGTACAAATATAATAATTATTGCGAATTAAGCCAAAATTAAACAACAATCTCCCAATCATCGGCAAACACATCGCTAATAGACGGGACCCATGAATCAGCACGCCCAGTATTCTCATTGTAGATAAGACATTGGCTTGTATAGTCAATAAAGCCCTTACCTTTCACAATAAGGTCTTTTGCCGATTGGGGAAGAGATTGCATCTTTGGAATAATGTCGCTTTCGATATGAGCTGGCACTTGTTTGAATACCATCAAACCTTTACCGTCCCAACCTCTTCTACGAATTGGATAACCTGCTTTGAGAGCCATAATAGCCATACCAAAATTCATCTTTCGCACTTCTGCGCTATCAGATCCTTGCATACGCTGTATGCGAGTATCAAGAAGCCGTATATAGTCAAACATAGTATAGCACTGCATTTCCAGTAAACACTTGTTGTACATATCATTAACGACTTCATCCATTTTCCCTGAATCTATGAAAGCGGCCAACTTTACATATCTTCCATTGAGTTCTTCGGCTTCTATCTGCATACGGTCAACTGGTGTTTCGGCAATATTATACGCCTTTTCAAACGTATCTTTAGGACTCCAGCTTTCATATCCATCTTCATAACGAACATGATAGCCCTCATCGTCAAAATTTTCCGTTGACGGTTTTTCTCTAAGAAGATGTTTCCCCCATGCATCACCTCTTGTCATAGGTTCTGCTTCAATCTGTTTTGTTCCAATGTACTTTTTCATTTCAATCTAATTTAATTATTTTATAGTCCAAAATAAAGTATTTTAAATACATCTCTTTCTATCTTTGCTACAACGCTCTCATCAAATTTATCCTCGTCAATGCTTTTTATGTAGTCAACCAAAGAATGAATCTTCCTGTTAGTGTAAATAATAGCAGAACGAACATCATCAATCATCACGCTGTTTGAAGCCTTATCCATCTCCTTGTCTGCAAAAGTTCTCTCATGTATAGTTCCATCTTCCTCAATTTTGTATGAAGGAATTTTGAAGAACTCACATACATCAAAACGGCTCATAAGACTAACTGCACTCATCATGCTTGTAATATCATCATCAGAGCAATCCAAGACGATATCCCTATAATCTTCACACACCAAACAACTTTTAAAAGAAAAATATGGAATATCATCTTCCGAATCAAAAGTCCATGTTTCTTTATACTCGTTTGTCTTTATTTCAACAAACCTAGAATGATCATAGCCAACAGACTTATATTCATTGATAACATCAATCCATCCTGTAAGTTTAGACATTGTATCATTAATATATTTTCCATACAAAACAACATCATAATACAATGCAGGTAAAGCATTATCACGGGAAGAGAAAGTTACAGGCTTAGAAATAGATTCCAAAACGGATAACTTGCCCAACACAAAATTAAATATATCAGCTAAAGGATATTCACTCTTTATTCGTTTCATAACTACTAATAAAATCGGATGGAGGAAAACCCGAAATATGGCAAAAAAGATAAACCTCCATCCGCAAACAAAAACAAGAATTTAATCAATATAAGCAAAAACCACACATTTCGGATAGCATTGCAATACTAAAAGGGCAAATCATCCCGTCTTTCAGGCTGGGCAGGTGCAGGTGATGGAGCAGGTGCAGGTGCTTGTGCTGGTTGCGGCATATCTATCTTAAAGCACCCAACTTCATTGTAATATTTACCCTGGTATTCTCTTGCTCTGATTTCAAGATGGGCAGTAATGGTATCACCTTCTTTCAATTGAAGATCACACAGGTTTCCCATTACATAGAAATACACCTCTTTGGCATACATGGAACCAATTTCCTCAACGAGAAGATTTCTCTTTTGCCAAGGGTTACCTGCCTTACTTGTACCAGTCTGTAACTGACCTACTTTCTTTACTTTACAATTTAATACTAAATCCATTTTTTTTATTTTTTATATTTTTCTTCCTTAATCTTGTCCAACTCTCTCATTGCGGACAGCCTTCTTTTGTGAGCGTCCACCCTTATCCAGAAAACCTTCCAGCTAACTTCCTTACCGTTAGTGGTGTTCTCTTTAAGTATCTTGCCACATTTTAAAATCTCGTTGACAAGATAATCATACCGTTCTTTATCATAGCAATATCTCATGCGACAAAAGTAATATTAAAAAATAAACTAATACAGAAAACAATAATAAAAATTGTTAATCACACGGTTAATTCTTCCTCTTCCTCTTTTGACAATGCTTCCACGTCACCATCTTCACCTTTAGGGAAATACAGTTCGTCAAGATAATTGCTCGCTTCACTCTTTTCAGTGAAACTCTTTATAACACTCCCACGTTTGCTAACGACACGGTAACTAATATTATCCTCTGCTACAACTTTATAACAATTTAAATCATCCACATCTACAACATCGGGAGCATTATCATCAATACGCATCATGCTCAATATATGAGAATACTCATTCACCTTCACCGTACAGGAAAAAACATTAGGAACTGGTTCTACTATCAATCCGGCATTTATCAATGAATCAAAAACAGAACGTCTAGGCTTGTATTTCAGTTGCCTCCTTATAAACTTCAACGTTATCATATTATCTCCCCTCTGTGCGGATAATACGCACAAACGTAATACCCGTAACGCATCAATACTACATAGAGGCGAAAGGTACTTGTACAACTGGACAGGAGTAAATTTATGGAAATAATCAAATACTCCCTCTTCTTCTATTTCCTTTATACGCCTTTCCCTTTCCTTATTTCTTACCGTCAAATTAGTAGTTTTCCTTACAGACATAGACTATCCTTTCCATGTATCGTTTTCCTTTATCCATTTACGTTCATCATCACTAAGATCACCTGTTGATTCACGATGATATACACACTTGTTGCATAACCCTGCCTTGGCACGTACACACTTGTCGCAATCGTATGGGAAAAACGCTATGGTGGTCTTGTCATAGAAATCCTCACTAGCATCATCGTCAGAAAGCCATCCTTTGAACTTTGCAAGCATATCAAGCGCACCTTTCACATCCTTAAAATCAGCAGTGTCTATATCAGAACGCTTTAGGAAACTTTCTATAAGGCTTATCGCATCTTCAAATTCAAGGTTATCCTTGTTTATCAAAGTCTTTGTCTTTTCCTTATTCTCACCTTCCAATACACGCCTCATGGATGGTGTCACATAATCGGAAGCAAGCATGGAAGATTTGGCATAATTGACAATCTGGGTTATTCTTGGAGAGTTCACCCATTGCTTGGCTTTCATAAGCAAAGAACGCTCTGACATACCCTCGTCAACAACGTGCGTAGCCTTGTAAAACAAGACAGGATTCGTATCTATGACATAAGCGGACGCAGCCCATAACTCCATCTCATTCGCATCATCAATATGCTTTGCTATATCAATCTTCTTCTGTTTTTCATCATCAATAAGAAGATTGTTACTAAGGGGAAGTTTACCCCATCCTTTATTCAAACCCATTATCTTTCCTCCTTTATCCTAGACTTTATCTCCCTTACCCTCTCGTCAAGTTCAGAAGAATATTTAAAAAGATTGTATATGCTACTCCTGTCAATACATAGAAAATCAGAAATTTCAGACATACTTAAACCAATGTCACGCATGACACAGCACACAAGAGCACGGTTCATAACAATATCATGTTTTCTGCTTTTCCTGTTAACATCAGTATCGGAGAGTCCGCTTGCCGCTAGAACTCTCCTAAAAACCAAAGCGTTGTCAGCCTTTTTTCCCATTTTTCACATTATCCTTATCTACGATTAATTGCATTATATCAGCGTAACCAGCCAAATCAACCATATTGTCACGCTTTTTATGGAATCCCTGTCTGCATAGCTTTACAGCTATCTGTACAGCAACACAGTCATAAGGAGATAATTCCTTTCCAGTAATCAAAGAAGCCATCTTGGAAATGTTTTCAAAATTGACTACTGCATCGCCATAGTCAGACTGTCTGCTGTTGCTACGGATATCCTTTGCCTCATCAAGGATGCTTCTCTCTTTAACATGATCAACATAAGCAATACAATCTGAGAAAAGAATATACTCTTTACCCTGGTCATCCGCACAAAGAAACTTTTCACCATTCTCAAAACAGTATTTAACAGTGACAAATTTACCGAACACATTTGACTTGCTTACAGAATCTTCACCGTGAAGTGAAATGTATTTATCACGGTTTATAATTTTAACCTTGCTGTTCAACGTAACTCCGATCATAACAAATCACCAACTTTTATGTTATCCGCATCCTTCTTATCAGAAAAGAAAATACGATCATACTTCGTTTCACCAAACTCAACAAACATGGCTAAGATAAAATACTTGTTCAGCACACTATCATAGCCCTTGTCGTAAATCTTGTTTATCTTTTTTGTTTTCATCGTTTTTCGCATTTAATATCCATACTGTCACCTCCCATCATCATCTTCAACGTACATGTATTGGACATCAGTTCAACAACCTCGTATCTTACGTACTCATATCCATCAACATAACATGTAATGATTTTACCAGATATATCATAAGTACCGTAACCATTCCCAAAATACCCCCTTCCTACATAAGTACCATCCTGATTAAACTTAGCGTAAGTAGGTCTTATCATTGGATACCATCTACCATCCACTTTTACCTGAACAAGTTCCCATGTACCGATAATAGCATCCTTGTATTCATCATCCTTATCATCAGAACAGCTACACAACCCCAATAATACTATTGAAGAAATAGCTAAAAATAATAAAAATTTCTTTCTCATTTGCCTGAATTATTTGTGTGACCAAAACCTCCATCTCCCCTATCCGTTGAATCAAGGATTTCAACCTCAACAAATTCAACCTCAATATAATTACTGAAAAGAAGCTGAGCAATTCGCTCCTTTGCGGCAATATAGAAAGGCTCTTTCTCAAAACTCTTCACTATAACACCGATACAACCAGTATAATCACAATCAATAACACCATCCAACACATCTGCGTCATGATGCTTCCCGTCAACGCCAATAATACCTTTCAGAGAAAATCCACTTCTCGGCTTGATAATAGCCTTCATATATGAAGGCATCTGAATGGCTATACCAAGTTTAATCAGATTACGACCTTTTCTTATCAACGTGTTGTCAGGAACATACAAATCATACCCAGCAGCACCATCAGTTTTTTTTTCGGGAAGAACTGCATCCCGTCTTAATTTTAAAAATTTTACTTGATTCATTTTTTATTTATTTTTCTCTTTAAATCATACATAGCGCATTCCCTGCTTCGATAAATCTTGCTTGCAGGATAAATCACATCATTGACAATAACAAAGCCTACAACAGGATCGGTAATGGGAACAACTTCACCATCAACAATAGTAAAATTATTCTCGGATAAAAGCCTTCTCATGGCAGCAATCTGTTCGAGAGTAGCCTTTGAGATATCATAGTTGTTAGAAAAGTTAAACTCTAAATTACAGATAAGAACATTCTTGTCCTTATATAAGAAATTAGCTTTCAAACCACCAGTATTAATAAATACATAATCTATTAAATCTCCTGTCCTGCTTTTAGCAAACAGGAAATCTCCTTTCTTGAAATCGTCAATCTTTACCAACTCGTAAGTACAATCGTCAATCTTATTCAATCTATACCCATTAGGCAGTTTTATTACACTTGAATCCGTATTACCCATTGTGTTCCTCCGTATTTAATCTGAATGCAGCTTCCCTAGCCTCATCCTTAGTCCTATACAACTCTATTTTTTCAAACATACGACCATCATCACAGTCATACGTACACAAGGTGACAGCCCACATATTACCACGCGGAGAATAGAAATACCTACCGTAATCCTTTCCCATCACCTTACCGTCAATCCTTATCTCTCCTTTAGGCATGCTTATTCTTATAAATTTTCCTCATTTCATCTATTAAATTAGAAAAAGATTTTATATACCCCATATCTATAGCAAACGATAAAGATTTTTGCAAATCATCCAATTCTTTTAATTGTTCCTGAGTAGCTGTATTTCTTATCATTGTTTCATGGACACCAAAAACAATATAATTCAATCCTTTTGCTATGATACGGTAATCCACATCATCAAACTTAGATGCCGAACGACATAAATCATTATATCTATCACCAGCTTCAATACGATTAATAATCAAATTATCTGTCAACCACATTATAACAGTAGCATATATTTCAGGGTTAAGTTCAAGAGCAATAAGAACCCAAATATAAGGATTACAGGAAACATGTCTATTGTTACGAGCACCAAGAGTCTTATAAACACCATACTTCTTTAAAACCTTAACCAAGGAACTTTTATTAACCTCATCAATAAAAGCAGTAAATCCTGTTTTTATAATTCCCTGTTTATTAAGGATATAATATATACGCTCAGAAGACGAATTGTTAGATAATATATTTTCAACCCTCTTCTCATTCCATCCTTTTTCAATTCTAGCCCTAGTATATGCCTCCTGCAAATCAGTTATAGATAAAAATTGATTTTTGGTATCTTGTCTAATAGTTACCCCAAATAATTTTCTGTCATTAGACATCATTGTAACGTTTGTTTTCATATTAATATAATTTAATTTAGTGCAAATATACTAAATAAAATTATATCATCAAATATTTTACTAGGATTTATTTCCTCACCCCAAACTTTTTCCTAAACTCATCAATAGAGCACGCTATTCGCTGACCAAGATGGTCTACATACAAAACAGCATCTTTAATCATTCGGTCATTCTCAGCAAGCATATGGATAACACTGTCAACTACACACTCTTTGCCGCTACCTAATTCAACATACTTATTACCCATGACAATACAGTCTTTTTCCTTCAAAGGAACAATACGTTCAATCTTGCTTTCACGATATTTTTTCAGTTTTTCAAAGAACTCACGGTGCATTACACGCTCGTTCTCATCCATCACATGATAAAATTCACAGCAAATACCGTGAACATTATCCACTGTATTAATCTCATCAAGGTTGTCAATCACATTCTGCAATGCGTCAAAGAAATTCACATCATGCTCATCCAATACTTCTTCCATCATTCTATCAATGGAAGCAATAGCTGCGTTCTTGAAATCAATATCATCACAACTAAATCCCAAAGAGATATAATTACGCAATGAAAGAAGATTTTCCTTAAAATCAATTCCTATTCCAATATCCATTTCCTAAATTCTTTAATGTTAATACTATTCAAATTATTAATAACAGCATCTCCGATATCATCGTTATGCTTCAATCCAAAAGACAGGATAGGGTGTTCCCACCATCTTGCCACACGTCCTTTGTCACCCCACAAAGATATAGCTTTATTATCAAAGTCGGGGAACAAAATAACATTTTTTGGCAATTTATTTCCAAGCTGGTTCATTCCGCCACAAGCTATCCATACAAAACCGTTACCAAAAGCCATAGAAGCTATTATGGCGGTTTTTTCCGATTCAACCATACAAGTTATCGCATCGCTGCAATAATCCCCTAAAAACGGCTTAAAATAACCGCGATAGGTAAACCCCTCTCCCGTAGTAAACTTCCTGAAAGCATGGGTTTCCTTCTTCCTGTGACCGTTCGCCCCATATCTTATCCTGTTATCATGACATACGTTACCATCCTTATCAGAATACCAGAACACAGTGGATTCCCTTCCAAGACATCCTACCTTATACCTTGAAAACACATCATTAACGGAATCAACACCGAAAACACCTGAAAGGTACTCGTACAGGTTATTACCCTTCCAATGCCCGGCATCGCTAAGCCTGTCAACATACTTCACATCAACAAACCTTGATTCCTGTCTACCCGAATCATACTCCCTCTCGTAAAAATCCTTCAAACTTATCCTGCAACCTTCCGGGCTTGACAGAATCCTAAAAGCATCAGAAGCACTACTGCAACCGGGAAGATAAGACACGAGAAAATCAAACAGGTTGACAGAATCACCGCCCTGCTCGGTAACGGTAATACTGCCCGACTTGTTCATATAGAAAACCAGCTTGTCTTTCCTGCTATGGCTCTCCAGATTTATCCGGGCAGGCAACGTCCACCGCTTACCCCTACGCCTTAAAGGAAGCCCAAGCACTGTGTCAAGATTGGCAAATATATACTCATAATCAATAGAACCCATGCTACTTAAAATTACGCCATCCCTGTTTCATATCCCTAAAGAAATCCTTCAACGTATAACGATAACCGTCAGGATATACTAGAAAATCAGAAAGGCATGAAACATGGCATTAATGTTAATTTTTATACACATTTTAAAACGTTAATTCGTTCAGGGCGATACCAACGCCCGCTATCGGCTATCACAAATGAATCACCGAATACTTTTCTACCGATATTAAGCGCACCGTTCACATCGGCATTGATAACCTTTCCAACTGCCGACTTGAACAGCCCTCGCTTGACACGCTTGCCGAGATAACTCTCATGCTTGCATATATCCTCCATAGCTAGAGCGTCACATTTGCTAGTGTAACTTTCCTCATGTTCAATATAGCTGATACCTGCAAGTTCACACTTGTATCTAAGGCAGTTTCTCAACCTCGCAAAAGGGATGAATGTAAACTTCTGATTGTTTACTCCGCCCATATTGACGGATTGCTTCCATCCTTTGTTGTAGCCTACAGCAAGAGTGCCTATATGGTGTGATACAAGATAATCAACGATACGCCTGCTTGTCTTGTGCATCGCATCATTCATAAACCGTTCACGTTTCTCATACATCTTTCTCATCCTGTTTGTCAGTTTCTCTATCCCCTGCCTGTCCTTTATGGATTGCAGCATGGACAATGTTTTGTTAAACCATCTGTTGTATGACTTGACAACCTTGCCTGAAAACAGCAGGGCATTGCATCCGCACACCAGTGTGACAAGGTTGTTCACACCCAAGTCTATCGAAGCCATACCAGTACCGACATTATCCGAACAGCCACAATCATATACAACCTCCACGGTCATGTATGTACGTTTTGGAATTATCCTAACCTGTTTGAACCGTTCGATTCTGTCCTTGTACTTCTCCCATTGAGGAACGGGTATTTTCAAGTCACGGTCAAGGATTATATACCCGTCATGTATCTTGCACGACTGGTTGGTATATATCGCATTGCTCATCCCTCCACGTTTGTGATAGCATGGAAGTTCGGGCTTACCGTTATACTTCCCCGGATTCTTCGCCCAATCCTTTACAGCCTTTACATATCCCTTCATTGCCTTGTCAAGCACGCGTAATGTCTGTTGGGCTACGTGTGATTTCACAAGCCTGTAATTTATCGTACCTTCAAGGTTGGTGACGTTTTTCATTATCCTGTCCAAGTCGGGATAGAACAGCCACCTGTCGTTATCCTTCAACTCGTTACGGACAATATACAACGCCTGGTTGTACAGGTTGTTCGTAACACGGCAGATAGCGCAAAGCTTGTTGGAATGGTTGATGTCAAATTTATAAACTAATTGCATATTAGCCAGTATTATGTTTCGCCAGTAAAAAGGAGAACAGGGAAGCCGTACTGACTTCAGCTTGTCGGAAGGTAGCTACTCCGTTCCTATCCCTGTATGGTACAAATGTAATACTATATAATGACATTGGGAAATATTATGTGTTAAATTTTTGTAATATAGTTCGTTTGTTCATTAATGTCCATCTCATAATCATTCCTCCACATCCCCTAAAAGAAGTTTCTTCGCATAACGCAACGCAAACTCCCAATTGTAATAAAACGTACCTAACAAATCAAAGAACAGGCTATACACGGCATCCTTGTCACCATCGGGAACGGAATACATGATATCATCCATCATACGGATATCATCACTAAACCTGGCATTCTTTGTCGTATAACGCCACAAACCGCCAACAGCAAGTATCTTGGCGTGTTCATAAACATGACCGTCAATGGAATATACATCACAAACGTAATCATTAAACCAATCCTCATTGTCCAGCACACCACTAACAGGACTTGCCGACAAAATCATATTAACAAACACACCAAAATGACAATACTGCTCTATCTTACCCGAATCATTGTCAAACTCAACCTTGAAAGCATCCTTGCCGCTCTCATTAATACTGGAAACCATGTCACTTACGTAAAGCGTCTTTAACCACTGGCTGAAATTATACCTTTTCAAACCAGCCCTGTTACGAGCTTCATTTATCGCACACTGGGTATCAGACACACATACATACCAATCAGAAGTAACACGAATACTTCTATCAAATAAAACAATCTCTTTATTATCCATATACAATAAAATTTTTCAGCAAAAATACATATTAAAGTAATATGGCAAAAATAATAACAGTTAAACAATATTAAATCCGCACATTATCTGATAGCTTAAATAGTGCTTCCTCATCGGTGAATAGAGGTGCTTCGTTGCCATAAATAGCGTTCATCTCGTCTGCAAACTGCATTGCTTCACGGTTAAACTCTTCGGAAAGCTCAATTTGGCTCACGGGAGAAAATGACACTAAAAATACTCCACGATCTTCTTTGTACTCCAATTTCACTTGAAGCCAATTATACTTCATAGTCATACTAGACAACCAAGCATACAATTCACTTTTTATACTTCCTCTATTCATGATATCCATAAACAAACCACCCTTAAAACGGCAAATCCTCCTTCATTATATCATCAGCCTGTTGCAGAAGGTATTCGTCAGGATTATACTTCCGTCTTAGGACAATCTGGAACATTCTGTTCCTGTTCTCATCCCACGCGGAAGTGACGGAATAGCCTTCCTGGCGTATCATGTCAACCATCTTTCTCTTGCTGTAAGGTCTTACACCACAGTCAATACAATATGCACTGTATTTCACATACAGGTCACGGTCACGGATAGCCTCAAGTTCAATTCCCCCATCAGCATCATACCCCGAATCGTAAAGATACGACAGGACACTGTTGGAATCACGTCTTGCGTTCTCCGTAACGGATTCTATCGTATAACTTCTCGTAAACTCACCCTTGTTCTTCACAAACCGTCTTGCACCCTCTATTATCCAGTTGATAATGGCAGCCGATTCCTTTGACAGCTTCAACGGAAGCGACCTGTCTTGCTCCGATTCCTTGAACACACGATAAAACGGAATGACAAGGGAGCGTCTGAAATGACCGTAAGTCTGGTCCGAAACAGAAGGCATCTTGTTAAGATTGGCCATGAAAGGCGGCATCATGTCGGCAAGGAAAGGCTCACCGAACGGAAGGCGTGCCATAGTAGGCTCACCGGATATGAACTTCTTATACTTGCCACCGCTCACATCCTTCCCACCCATCTCGGAAGCGTAGTTGAGCAGCTTGCCGTTTATCATAGCTATATTGTACTCGCAAGTAGACTTGTCACCCGACAGGTCAGCCATCTCCATATAAGAAACATTATCCTTCCCTAGCGCGTTGACAACAGCGTCAAAGAACACCGACTTACCGTTACTACCACAACCGAGAAGGTAACACATCTTCTCCATCTTGATCTTCTTCCTGTCAACAAAGGCACACCCCACAAACTCCTGCAAGGCATCCTGGGTGTCCTTCACAGGAATCACATCGTCCAGGAACTTCTCCCACAACGGGCTGCGCGCCAACGGGTCATAATTGATATTGATACGTATGCACGATTCTATCATGGGCGAGAAATCGAACGTTTCCATCGTTTCCGTGTCAAGGACACAATTGTCAAACGTGATGAAGTTACGCTTCGGATTGAATATCTCATGCGTCACGTTCTTTACGATGGTACGGTAGAACCGCTCGCTCGTGTCGGTCATGTACAGTTCGCTAAGACCGTTTATGCGGCACAAATCCATGCACAGGCGCATCAGATCCTCCTTCATCATGGGAACGAATATCTTACCGTCAAAAGCCATGATAGAGCCGCTCCTGTGACGTCTGAAATTGCACTCCCTGCACGCATCGGCTATGTCCATCTCAACCATAGCGGATATGGAACGTTTCCACTCGCCTTCATCCCTGGCTTTACGGAAGCCTCGACCACCGCCCTTGTCCGCCAGCTTTCCCATAACGGAATCAAGGATGTATTCATAAGAAGCCTTTGCAGATTCAGCGACAGTCATTTTCCCCTCCTTTCTCTACCGATTCTACCGATTTCTCCCGGTCCACAACCTTCCCGAACATCACAACGGGATACAGGTCATAATCGTCTGTTGATATATCAGGGCGTGCGTCCATATCGTCAAGCGAAGAGTACACGTCCGCGATGTGTTCCAGTTTCCTGCACACGATGGAATCACGTCTTATCCCGTAATACTCTATAAGGTCAGCCATGTACTGTATGGTGATATCCTTGAACCATGTGAACGCATCGTCACGTGTCTTTGCCCCGTCACAGCAGGTATTGAACGTGTACCCGAAACGCCTCATCTTCACGAAATAGCTGTTCCGCCACAGCGATACCGACTTGTCCATCTCGTTCCCTGCGTTACGTATGGCGGTGACGATGCTTCCGGGAATGAGCGCGCACCGTGAAACGCGAACTGCCGAAGGCTTCCCGTTCGCCCCGGTCCCATCCACCATATCCACATCGGGCACGAATCTTAGATCATCCACGCTCCTTCCGCCCACAACGGACGTGTCATGCCGCATGAGATAGTCGGCATCCACGATATGCCCGTACTGTCTTACCTGGTCCTCGCACCACGAAGCGAATCTCCTTAACGACCGCTTCCACTCGGAAGGAAGCACATACCCGTACCTTGCACATATCTCGGCTATACGCTTCCTCTCCTTCTCCCATTTGCCCTTCATCTTCCTCTCGTACTCCAGCACCTCACCCTCCACGCTGACACCAGCTACCTGTGCAGCCATAGACCTTGCAGTTAAAGGTACGGGCACGCGCCTGATGAATGACGCTTCCGACACAAGAACCGTCCTAGTACCGTCCTTCAACGGCTCATCAAGTTTGAGGAAACACTGTCTGTCCGCAACGTTAACGAGCGTAACCCACCCGAACAGCCGTGTCTGAACCCTCATTCCCTTGTACCAACGTTCCCTGTCGGGCATTGCATCGGACAGGCATACGACACGCCTTGATTCGGGCAACCTAAGTTTAATCTCTATTTCTTCTTCCATATTTTACCTGATTTTACCTGCAAATATAGCGCAAAAAACAATACGAAAACAATTAGTTAAATTAATTAACTACAAATGTTTACGTGATTAACAAATGCGTGTCAAGGAAGATAGTTTATCTTTCTTTACACAAGATTTTTTACTTTCACGTCCACATTATGATTTGAATAGGAAAAGTAAAAAATGTTGATTGTTGTTATTTTTTATTTTTGTCATAATTTTTCTCATTTTAGTTAAAATGATTTAACTATAATTTTTTATTTACATATTATTTTTTACGTTAAGAAATGTAAAATTGACTTAATTTAACATAAAATAAAAAATCTCAACACCGATAGTTGCATATGCAATTAATTGATTCGGGAAAATTCGTAAAAAACCTACGAAATTCGTTGTTTTTTCGTAGACTTCGTAAACTCTTCGTTTTTCAACACTTGTCAAAAAACTCGCGCAAATTAGAGGATAAGTTACTGAAAACAAGCTGTTTAGCCTTGTCAAAAAAAATTGAATCGTAAATCTTTGAAAATCTACTCTCTATTAATTTGCATATTAAATGTTAAAAGTAATATATATTTACAACACATATATACACGTACACGATACATACTCTATTACAATACATATACATACACATACATACATAACACATACACATACATACACCAAAACTGCATACGTAATTTAGTATAGATACATATCAAAACGACGAAATCAACGAAGAATACTGTAAACCAATAACTTATACTGCAAAAAAAGACATAAAAAATGCAACCACACCTACGAAACACACCAAAAAACCTACGATTTTCGTAACTTTTTATGTAAAGATTTATCCGATTTTGTTGAAAACTACCGAAAATACACCTCCAAACCGCAAAATCAGCCATACAGGCAAAATTTGGGGAAAAAAATTTTCAGAAAAAAAATTTATCGGAAGCGACACACCCACCGCGAAACCTCCACAAAGGGGGGGGGATGGCACTGATTTACAGGTAATTACACACGTTTATCTACCACGTTTCTCAATGTTTGTAAATAAAAATAAATTCTTTTCTACGAGAATTGAATTTCAAAATATTTACAAATAAAATATCTTGACAAATCAACTTTTTTGCGAATTTGTAACTTCCTCATTATCAGACACTTACAAACAAATTTAACACAAATTAACATTGAAAAATCTTGAAATTAAACATAATATTAGGCTAAAACGTGTCTTGCATGGTCGGATCTATTAATATTATGCAATATTAATTTAAAATATGTATATAAACTGTATTAATTTTGGAAAAAACGGACTTAATTTATAATGAATGTTAACAAAATATACAACCTAATCAAAAACGCTGTATGTTTGCAGTGTCAGAAGGACAAAGCGCTATATGACGTATTGAAACAGCTTGCTATAGTGACAGTATAGTACAGATCCGCAAACCAGGGAATAAGCGGAATATAAACAGCGGTATTGTTAGCCACGATGCAGAGGCACGAGTTTTACTTGATAATGGAGATAGTAACTTAGTGCGATATGCGATTAACATCCCTAATATAATATAATGTGTGTGCATATACATAAGCCTTAATACGGATCAGTTAATATAAGCCGTAAAAACATACGATACGCACATATTGTAATGTAGCTGCCATTGGTGTACATTGGTAACGGTTACAAGCCCGTATTAATACAGAGTACAATTTAAAACATTATATATTATGAAAACGGATAAAGAATACAAACTAACTGTGGAATACCGTAATGGGCAAAGGTACTGTTATTACGGAAAACGAAAAAAACAAGCTATAGCCGAATTTAAGCGTAATTTCGGTAACTTTAGAAATTTTGTCAAGAAAGAATGGGAAATAATTATTAACAATTAAATATTACAATTATGGAAAGATACGATTATTTGGAAGCGGTTAAAGAGGATGTTTTGAACTATATCAACGAAAACAATATAGTAGTAACCTCCGAAAATAGGGACGAAGTGGAACAGGATCTTAATGATACACTGTTTACATGTGATAGCGTAACGGGGAACGCATCAGGATCTTATACCTTTAACGCGTGGACGGCTGAGGAATACCTATGTCACAATTGGGATCTGTTAGGGGAAGCGTTAACGGAATTCGGGTGTGATATGAGTTACTTGGAACGTGGTGCGGAATCATGCGACGTAACTATACGATGTTATCTGTTAGGCCAAGCAATTTCAGAAGTATTAAACGAAGTTAAAACAGAAGAAGAATAATAAAACGCGCATACAGGGGTAAATAAGCCCCTGTACCGAAAGATCTTCAGTAAATTAAAGGAATTGAGTTATGAAAACAACAAGGAAAGAAATATATCGTATTTATGGCAAAGAAAATGTAATATTATTAGGATATTGCGAAATACAGTACATACAAAATTACCTTACAAAAGTCGGACACACCGAACGTGTAGAAGGATGGGCCGCCGATATATTTGAATTACCTGCACCGTATAATAATATAGCTATTTGCACAGGATATGTACCATTTGGGACGAAAAACAAAAATGCGCGCAAAGTGTGCGAACGGTGGGAAAAATTGTATTATAATTACGATTTTAGTCAACGCAAAAAAATGATTAAGCGTTTTGCACGTGAATTAAGTAAAATAATAAACAATTAAATTAAAATAACAATGAGAACGTTTTTTGCACAAGTTGAAACACGGTACTGGGCAATTTTTAATTGCCCGTTTACCCCGGCACATGTTGCCAAGGTTTTTGGCGGTTATATGTGTTTTGAGAGTGATAATGATTATAGAGTTTGGAAAAATCAAAAGTAAATAACTATGATCGAAACATTAATACTATTAGGTTGCCTGTATCTATCAATACGGGTAACCGATTACATAGAGAACCAAAACAAACAATAACAATTTTAAAACGTAACATTATGGAAAGAAGAAACGACATACCTAATTTACTTGCAATGTATATACGTAATACAAGTGAGATATACAATATAACATCACGGCTGCAAGATTGTCTAATTAAAAAAATAAACAATGGCGTACAACCACAATTAGAATACCTTGCAAATTGCAGTAAAATGAAATCCATAATCAGAGAGGCCGCCAAACTGTTATACAAGTACGACGGAATAACACCCACCAAACAGGAAAAACAGGAAGCGGCCCGGGAACATGCCGAATATATTTTAGAATGTGTGCAATACTCCATCCAAAAACGCCAATAGAGGCAAAATAAAACCTTCTATTGGAAAATACTCAACAAACCAATATTCTAAAAACATTATGATACAATTTACTATTGACAGTTTTAGCGGCGGTATATCAGGCCGCCGGTATAAATCAATCAATGAAGCTATACAAGACGGTGGCTACTCTGTTTGGTGTAATGAAAAAATTAAACTAGCTTTCAATTTTGGGAACGGCACGGAAAAAGATTTTAAAAGATATTGCAAAGACAACAAATGTAAGATTATAAGTGAAAACGAATTTTACAAAGAACTATATTCTTTGCCGTTAAACGAACAAAAAACACACATTCAATTTATTCGGGAACAATTAACCATTATAATGACATATGAAAAAGAAATACGCCCAAGACCAATTACAGGAAGCAATATTTAAATGAATAGTATTATGGGAAAACAAAACTTACAAAAAGAATTATATCCTATCCTTGAAAACGAAAGTATTAAGATAGGAACGTTTAAAGCTAACAGAAGTATTGATACATTGGATCTTATCAAGGAAAATATCAAGTTTTGGAAAAGCTATGACGGGCACAAGTTACCCGAAAAACAGGTTAAACGAGCGTATTATAACGGCACCAGGACACAAAACATAGTCAAACTGTACAGAGATACTCCTGAATTGATTAAGTTTGTAAGAGAGCACGCAAACGACTATAATACGTTAAATCGAAAGGACGTACCGAGCTGTATAACTATTGATCGTAGGCGGAGTGAACGTTATTTTTCCGTATATATCGAAAAGTTTGGGAACGTGCGTTTTGATGAAGTGTTAAGAGTTTTCCCGTTACTTCCCAAATCATATTTGAACGAATAATGAAAGTGATTAAAGTAATTAGAGTTTTAAAGAGAATACTAACCGATTCAGATATTATAGACCTGTACGGTATGTATTGTGAGTTTTACAAAAATATACAATAATATGAAACGCGAAGAATTAGACAACATTTTGCGCAACTTGTTAGTTGCCGGGAACATTGTAACCGTACCGTTTGAACAAATGAGAGAGATACGCAAGGAATTAGACCGATTTGTTAAGCCTATACAGATAGAGATCATTAAGAGTGACTTTGAAACGGTTTCATTTAGGGAATTAAGATAAATAGGATTGCCCGGTATGGAGAACAACGAACAGAGCGATACTATTACCGGGTGAAATTTTTGAATTAAAAACATACGATTATGACACATAAAGAAATAGAAAACGAACTTGGCTGGTGGGGAGATATTATCAGAGAAAACCCAGATAGATACGCTTATGTTAGGCAACATTGTTCTAATAATGTTTGCGATTTAAAGCCAATAACTTATAGTGCTTTGTGGAATTTGTTGCTGCATTCTGAGGCGAATGATCTTTATTACTACAATGAAAATCATGCGATAGACGAAACGTGTGTGTTTTATGAGTTCTACTATGATCTCGGTTTTGAACTTCCAGAAGATAGAGGTCTTGATATGAATTATTATCCACATATTTGTATTGAACTGAATGACAATGATGGATATGAGGGAGATGTTGATATTTTCATGTTGGACGAATGGGATGCTTCCGAAGATATGACGGATGAGGATAAAGAACGATTTGATGCAATACGAAAAAAATATCCTATTACATTGATTAATAATTTAAGCGATTTGAACGATTTGAAATAATGAGAACTAACAATAAACAATACATCCTGGAAGGACGGAAATGGGATGTGATAGAGAGTGTTGACGGATATTTTTCCGGGGAAAAGAACGGAGTAATCATACAAGGAACGACAATGAGTGATCTGTATGAAAAATGTAAATCTTTTGATATAGCTTCGGTTATGGAGAAAATTAAGACGGGTGTAGAACTGAACGACTGGGAAAAACGATTAATAAAAGTTAATAAAAAGTTGTTGGAAAACCAATAAACTATATCTTTGCCGTATGAGAAAGAAATACGTGGCATATTATAAAGGCTGTACAATAGAGGTCACAGGAGAAAAAGACTTTATGTACCGAATAGTAAAGAGAGGTCCAAAAGGTGAACGGATGGATCTCTTTGTTGATATGTTTTATAAGTCCACATCTGATGCGCTAAAGGGTGCAATGAGGTGGGTGGATAATAATGTTAGAAAGGAGTGAATTTATGCTTTTTGGAATTGTTTTTGCTATGATAATGAAGGCTATATGTGGAAATATGTTGGACGATTGATATTTGTTGTTGTATGGCTTATTGTGTTACAGATTTTATCGGAATGTTAATTATGAAATATTTAAGAATACATTTGATTATATGGTGTTTGCCTTGTATAATATATACACTATTCGAGATTTTAGTATTTTTGATGTACAATATCATCTTTTTTTTATGGGAGTTTAAGTTTGTTAAATGGAGTTCCATGCGTTTTGCCGAATATACATGGAACGGTACTCCTTATGTAGACCGAACTCCTTGGGATACTTTTAAAAGGCATTATTCAGTTATATTATAATTTAAAGAAAAATGATAATAGGGATGTAGTATTCATAAAAACAATATAAAAGCTATGAATAAAGAAGAATTTAAATCAAAGAAAGAAATTATCAATTCAAAAATAAATGAATTGAATAACGAAATCATAAAACTAGAGAAGGAGTATATTGAATCCAATATGAAGTATCCTATCGGAAGCAAGGTATGTATTACTACTCTTGCATCCACATATACAAGATTAGATAACTTAGAAAGTGTTACTGTCCCCGAAATAAAACAATACGCTTATGTTAAAGATTATATAATTGATTTTTTTGATAACATTGAACCACAGTTTAGAAGGGTGAAGAAAGATGGTACTATGTCGGAGGTGAATTTGTTTGTTAGTCTTATGAATAATACTACGATAGAACTAGTAACAGAGTAATTATTATGGCAAAAATAATGAATTTAGGGACGCATTGTAGTGAGTGTATCCACTATCAAGGTATCCGTTCGTTTATGTATTGTATGGCTTTACAAAAGAGAATAACAGCAAGGAAAACTCCTAAGTATTGTAAACATTATAAAACGTATAAAATGATACGGTTATGAATAAGGTGGAAGTAGGAACCCTTGACGGACACGAACTGTTTGAATACAGGGGTATAATCTATGAAGTATTATACAAGACGGATTATTGTGTCCGTTGCCAATACCCTAACGACAAATACCGTTACGGAGATAAATGGGAATATCTATATACCGAATTTAGTTTATGGACAAAAGTGAATAAATTATGAAAACACTGGTTTTTGATGTAATGCTTGACGAGCGGTTTATACATACGTTCAGATACCAATATTGCCCATTGTTCCCGATAGACGAACAGGAACTAGAGAAGTTTGTTACCGACAGACTTCCTACATTAAAAGGAAAGGATTTTAAAATTGTATTTTGATTATGAAACAGACAGTAGAAGAAGCAGCAAAAGAATATTACGAAAGATATAAAATTCATTTGGCAAAAGACATATTTAGACCGAGAATAATAGACGTATTTAAATCTGGTGCAGAATGGCAGTCAAAACAATCGCCTTGGATAAGCGTTAAGGAACGGTTGCCGGAAGAGGATGGATATTACTTTGTTACTGATGGTGATGTTGTTGAGAAAGTTTATTTCTTTAAAAAATGGAATAAGTTTACATCAACTAGGGATTATCCTCACCTGTTCTACAATGAAGGCGTAATAAAAGCATGGCTTCACATCCCGTCTTTCGATGAAATACTTGAAGCTAACAGGGATGTGCTTGAACGAATTAAAGAGAAAGGAGATTGACTATGGAAATAAAGAACGTAGGACAACTTAGAAAAATCATAGAGAACCTTCCCGATGATTTTGAAATCGAGATGCGTATCAGACGCAAATTGACGGATGAAGAATTGAAAAATTGCAGATACCATTATCCTTACGATACAGAGTATTTAACTTTGGAATTTGATGATGTAGGCATGTCTAGCAAAGTATTGTGCTTGGGTGTAACTTCTAATGAATGAACGGTATGAAAGTAAATAACGGAATAATAATAGATGGGGTGTTGCATGAATTAGTATTAATGCGGAATAGTGCACCATGTGACAATTGTAGTCTACAAGAACAATGTAGAACAGATCGTTCCTTGTGTACGGTAATTGCTGGATATTATAACTCTGATGAACGTTTTATTAATCGTGGAGAAGTAACGGATATTAAGATAGATAAGGAGGAATAACTATGACCGAAGAACTTGTAACATTGGAAACAGCGAAACTGCTGAAAGAGAAAGGGATGTTTACAGATATAGAATTTCCTCCACAATCCATTGCACAAAAGTGGCTTCGTGACACTAAATGCCTCCATATTGAAATAGGCTATATGTATGGAGATTATTGGCTTTACGATATTCTTACAATACCTACCCATGACTTGATAGGATTGTCTGACAGACCTATTGTCCGTTATAATACCTACGAGGAAGCACTGGAAGCTGGAATACAAGAAGCATTAAAACTTATATGATTATGGAAATAGCAGAATTAATATTTAAGGTATTAAGGAACAAATTGACACCATTACAAATAGTTATAACAAATGGTTATACTTGTTCCATATTTCAAGTTGCTAAGATAACAAAAAAGGGAGTGTGGTTATGCTCCCTTTTTTTTTTAAAACCATTTTCCGCTTAATTATTGATGAAGTGTGAATTATTTCTAAATGTTAATAATAAGATAAGATATAACGAATTAAGACCTAAGTTGAACGAGAAAAAATATTGATTATGAAAACAATTATATTTACAATTATATGTATTATCGCCCTATTATGGGTTGGCGATCTAACAATTACATTTAAGCCGTTTTCCATATCCCTTCCTGGTTGGCATAAGGCTTTAGGTATTATTCTGTTTGTATTTGCAATGGCGGTGTATAACATTGGAGAATACGCTAATGGGTACAAGCATGGTTTTGATGATGGATTAAAGGAGTGTCTTGAAATAATTAAAAAAAATGGGAAGAATAGAGCAGATAGCAACAATTGATTTTTGTTATTTCCGATTAAAAATTCTCTGCAAACAGCTTTCTAATACCAAGTCAAACATCGAAAGACTAGTTGACAAGGCTTGCGGTTATAACGAAACCGAAGAGATAAGAAATGAGTGCATAATGCTTGTAGAGCAGATCATTGAAAGCAAGAAGCAAATCGGGGAAGATTTCAAAAGAGATGAACGTGTTTTGAATAAATTGAAAAGAAATGAACAGTAGTGACATTAATTTCCCGTTACTCCGTATATTTAATGGAGTAACGGGGCGATATGAACTTCTTATTGACGATGTATCCATAGATGCTTATGGACGTGTAAGAGATAGCAGTGGTTGTGTTGTAGAATGGTTTACAGGCGTGTTTGACATGAACGGAATACCCTTGTTTGAAAACGACATAATCATGCCTGTAAAGGACGGAATAAGCCAATACAGGCGTATCTGGAGAACAGTAGGTGGATTTGTACTAAGCAGAAGCAATGATGTAAAAGGACTGTCTAAATTGGATATGCTTGGTGCTGACTATCTTGTGAACGAACGTGTGCAGCAATACATATCTGATGGATGCGTAAAGGTAGGGTCTGCAACAATTGATCTTAACCTGTTGAAAGGGAGAACGAAAGAAGAGATTATTAGAAATTTGTCTAGGAGAGTAAGATGAAAGATAAAATGCTAGAGGAAAGTTTGAACAATTTATACAGGACGTTTCTTATTTGGGTGATAAGATGTTATCCTATATTGTTCTGTCTTGCTATACTTGTCCATCAGTGTGAGGTTATACACTCTGTTGGAACAGGTGATATCATTGAATATTATGATGGTGACACATTGGAGTATATTCAGTATGCCCCTCCGTTTTCGGATAAGTACCTTACCATATTCTTTAACGCCAAACTGTTTAATGCAATATTGTTCTATGTATTGTCAAAGGTATTTTTATTTTGTATATACCATAGAGTATTTGTCATTGAAATGTTTATATACGCAATACTGGATATTGTATTTAATAATGTGATGTTTGAGGATGTACATTTGATTAATGCGATATACTATACATCAATTGGTTTTGTTACTGTTGGATTTTTTATTGCATTATACTTGCATCAAAGATATGGAGATAGGAAAGTGCACACGCATCAAACTATCAGTGATGGGTATAGGTGTTGTAATAAGTAATTTATTTTTTACCCATAGCTTGTGTTCCTCCCGTATTCTTCATGTTTATCTTGACCTTTATGGGAGATGCCTTTTTATTTGATGTTACTTTAGGTGATTTAACATTCACCCTAATCACTTTCTTTACCATATATTGCTTATTTTAATTGTTTAACAAAGTTAATTATTTTTATTTATGCAACAAAACAATAGTACCGATAAAACAGCTTCGGCACACAAAACGGACGAAATAATGGTTTACGAACATCCTTTTTTTGGCAAAATTCGTGTGTTTGTTCGATATGGTAAAATTTGGTTCTGTGGATTAGACGCTGCATCTTCTTTACAGTATTCAAATCCATTAAAAGCTCTTTTAGAGCACTGTAAACCATCCTCCGTAATGATGCGTGAAGTAGGGGATGATATAATGGAGTTTATTAATGAAAGAAGTATGTATAGACTGATTTATAAAAGCCCTTTTCCTCCTATGGCTGATGGATTTGAACGTTGGATATTTGATAATATTGTTCCATCAGTTACCAATACAGGCAGTTATTATACACAGGTAAGATTACCAAACTTCAACAATCCTGCCGAAGCTGCCAGGGCGTGGGCTGATGAGTACGAAAGGAATCAAGCGTTAAAGCCACAACCAAACGAATCCAATGAATGGTACAGTATCAAAAGATGGGCAAAGGAAAACGGTGTCAACTGGAAAAAAATTAGCCGGATGAAGATGAAAGCAATATCTTGCAAGCTAGGTTATCAGATAAAAAAGATTTTTGACGATAACCATTGCCAGGTAAACACATACAATGTAAACGTATTTAAGGAATACTTTAATAAATGTGAATAAATAATATATATATTAAAACATTTTATAGTATATCATTTTATTGACTATATTTGCATCATGTTTGAGTGTAGAAGCAAGCATATTTATAATGAAAGTTTAGGGGGAAAGCGTTCCCCCGATTTTAGTAACCGTAAAAGTGATAAGATAATGAAAAAGTTTTTAGAAATAATAATGATTGTATTCTGTCCTTATATCGTAATATACAGGCAGAAACGACAAATCAGATTATTGAAAAGCGATATTAATTACGCCAGCAAACTTTGGAGTATTGAAAGAGATCCAAAAAGTGTAGACTATGACTGGATTGTAAGAAACGCATTTCATGTTAAACCTATTTTTTCTTTATGTGCTAAGGCATTAAGGAACAAATGAACACCATTATAAAGTATTCGGTGATTCTTTTATGATAACTAATAGCGGGTGTTGGATTAACGTTCTAAAATGTGTGTGAAAATTAACATTAATGCCATTATAAGATGTAAACAAGGCAGTAGCCGAAAATTTGAATAGTAAAGAATGATAACTATATCCCATAAGATACAACTCGTACCGAATAACAAGCAGAAGAGCTACTTCCGCAAGGCATTCGGTTGCGCCCGTCTTGCTTATAATTGGGGGCTTGCCGAATGGCAACGCCGTTATAAAGAAGGTGATAAAGTAGATGCTTATGGGCTGAAGAAAGCATTCAATGCTATCAAGAAAGAAGAGTTCCCGTTTGTCGTTGAAGTCACAAAATATGCTACGCAACAGCCGTTTATTAATCTTGGGAAGGCTTTCAAGAAGTTCTTCGAGGATTTGAAGAAAGGTATCGTTTCCTATCCGCAATTTAAGAGAAAGAAGGATAACGAAGGCAGTTTCTATATTGGCGGTGATCAAGTTTCATTATCTGACACCAATCTCAATTCAAAGGCTTTCAGAAAGATACCACACAACGGAAAGCAGAGGTATCAGTATCTTAAAGTCCCCAATCTCGGCTGGGTGAAGATGACTAAACGGCTGCGGTTTATCGGAAAGATAAACGGAGTGGTAATATCACAACAGGGAGATAAATACTTTGCATCTTTCAGTGTGCAGATAACAGAAGAGGAATACAAACGTACTCATCCGAAAGCCTTTTCTGATAAGGCAAACCGTAAGGTAGGCATTGACCTTGGTATCAAATCGGCATTGATACTTTCTGATGGAGTTGCGGTTGATAATCCCAAACCACTGAATAAGAATCTGAGAAAAATAAAGAGAATAAGCAGACAGCTTGACAAACGTGTACATGCGAGAAACAAGCAGGAACGTTTGGAAGGCAAGAAAAAGTCGAACAACTACAGGAAACTGTCTGTCAGACTTTCCAATGCACAAAGGAAAGTGGCAAATATACGACGTGATTTCACACAGAAGGTCACTACAATACTTACCACCCACTATGCGCATATTGCATTGGAGGATTTGAACGTGAAAGGAATGATGCAAAACCATAGGCTGGCTCAATCCGTTTCAGATGTTGCATTCGGTGAGTTATGCAGACAGATAGAATACAAGTCGATGCTGAACGGGATTAAAGTTCTGAAAGCCGACCGTTTCTATCCGTCAAGCAAAACATGCAGTGTTTGCGGTCATATAAAGCAAGACTTGAAACTCAGTGACCGGACTTATCATTGCTCCAACTGTGGTGCTATAATAGATCGTGATTACAATGCAAGTCTGAATCTTCTTTCTCTTATCATAAAAAAACAAATAGGGGCAGATTACCCCAAATCTACGCCTGAGGACTTGACGGCTCTGCTTTTCCGCTTCGCAAGAAATGGAATTTCAACCAGCAAGGTTGAGACAGGAAGACAACATAAATTATAGAATTCTATATGTTTTTCTATGATTTTATAAGTTTGTCAAATCGGAAAGATACATTTTGACCAACAAGGAAAACGGTGAGTAGGTTATCCTACCGAAGCAATTGACAATAATAATTAAACGTAATATTTTTCATGAAGGTATTGATTAGAAAGGATTCAAGCGACATAAGATTTATACTTGAACGGTTAGGGTATACCGCTTCCGAAAAAGCGTTGGATGGATTTGGTGATGGCATCTTTGTAGACAAGTCAGATAATACTTTTCACGTAAAATCAGAGTGGGATGTTATTCGTATGTTTCTTGAAACAGTAGATTGCGGAGATGATGAGAATATGTTTTTTGATTTTGTAGAAAACGACATAACGTCAATAATGCCAATGATGCTAGGTAAGTATAAATCTTTAATAAAAATTGGTGACTTTCCCGTCATTAATACATCTAGCATTAAAGATGTGTTATACCGTGAAGATAGAGAACATAACATCATAGAAGTTATTGTTGTTTCAGTGTATGGGTTAAAGTTGAAAAGCGTAAAGGATGTTGACTTTTCAGACCCTAATGCGGATACAATAATAGAGTATATGAAATCGTTGCATAAACAACTAAAAAAATATATAAAGCATGAAGTATAATTTTACCCCTATGGACAAATTCTACCAGATACTGGATTACTACGGTTTGTCTTACACAGAGATTAAGAAAAATCATATCCGTGTGTTTTATGGAAACAAGAAAATGTTTGATTATTATCCGCTTCGCATGAAGCTGTTTGATTACCATGAATGGCATCAGCTTACTTATCCGTTCGTGAAGGGCAAGGAAGATGAATGGGAAGTAGAACTTACCATGTTCATTAGCGGAGTGTTGGGAGATGATATGTTTAAAAAGTTTAAAAACGATTGATTATGGATAAGAAAGAAAAGGAATTTATTCCAAAAGCTATAAATTTGTGTGGCAAACGGAGGATGCTGTCATCCATAAAAGGATGGGAGATTGTTCATTATAATAATTACTCGAAAGGTACAGCCAATGTTCAGCCTGTGGACAAACTGAGAGTGACACTTTCAGGGCGTGAAGTAATTGAGTATGTCCTGAAAGATGGAGATAAAACGGTTGATAAACTAGACAGTTATTTCGGATTGCTATGATGATAAAAGTAGACATACCAGAACCGTTCATAGACGGTGACAATACGATGGTAAACATCACGTCTGATTCATTCTGCTATTCCAGCATTGATTCACGTTATGAAGGATTTCAGAGTTCCTACAAGGACGGGAATATGAATCAGAAGATACAGGGAAAACTAGAGATAATTGCGGACCAGTTTAAAGAACTTATAAAAATAATAGAAGATGGAAAGACATTTGTTAATACAGGAGTGTGAGAGAGAGGAAAAGATGAAGGAGTTGCGCAAGCAGCAGAACGATCTTATCAAGAAAGGCCGTATGGTTGAATGCTCTCGTGTAACAGCCAAGATAAAGGAGTTCCAGGAAGCATATATCAAGGCTTATCCTGACGGTAAATATGTAAGGGGCATGGATATTATCAAGAAGATGTCTGATGATGAGAAAATGGATTGGATGATGTATGTCAACGCCATTGCTTTCTGTGCTGATATTATCCACTCATCTTCCATTGAGCTGAATGAAATGCTAAAGAAAACACTCCCCGGATCTAGCCTTCAAATGTTTGAAACGCTTGAAAAGGTAGGTATTATGGCAAAGAATCAAATCCTATGGATGGATAACAATGTTGACGAGAAATACCAGGATGATTTTGCAAGATATGCCGATGAAATATCCGTGATGCTTTTATCATTTGTTAAAAATAGATTTTTACCTAGGAAATGACACGAGAAGAGATACATAAGAACGTGCTGGAAATAAGAAATTATTATTTCAGTATTCAGAATAAGATTGATAACGGATGCAATGTTTCAGAATTGGATATAAATTCTAAAACGCATAACCAGATGATTGACGATACAATAAAATCAGCCCTTGAAGATCATAGAATAATTCTTGCTTTGGAAAAATATAGGTTATGAAAAAGAAAGAAATAGACGAAGGATATATTGTAGGTGACTTTTATATTATTAAAAGCCCTATCAAAGAGGGATGGCTTCACATAGTTAATATAAAAACATCTTGGCAGATAAAGGTGATGATGGGAGCGAATACGGCAAAGTTTCTAAGCCTTCCCCAACAGGAGATATTTGACAGGATTAACGGAATATACATTCAATCCATGATGTCTTTATACGATTCAGATTATGCCTTGAAAATAGCTAAAGATGCTGTGTCTTATATGTCTGAAAAGGCAAAAAAGATGGGAAAGTTGGGGAATACTGAAAATGAAGATATTGAAAAGGTGAAGAAAGATGAGTTCATGATGAAGATAGCCACATCTTCCGATGAAGAAATTATGGAAATGATCGTAAATGGAGAGATAAATTACAAATATTTTAAGCAGGAACAGGAGGATTAAATCATGCAAAACTACATTTCAGATTGGTTTATTCCGATGGATTTCGGTAATGATATGCCGGAAGAAGAACCAAGTGGTGAGGATAATTTCAATTTTGATTGAGTTAATTTGTTTACATTCTTTTTAGATATGTAAAAACAGGGCGTAATCACTGGCTGTGTTCCTTATTATGGATAAGTACATAATATACATTGTAAGGGCTTGTTTATTTATGAATATTCAATCGGCAAGTTAATCATGATTGCTGGCACTGCCCAATTATGGTTAGTGGGTTCGATTCCCTCTACGCCCTTTATAAATGGAACAGATATAACAATGGACATTTATATCATGAAAAAAGAAGCATACATAAATGAAAACACTCCCGAACTAAGGGATTGGCTAAAAGGACAAGGACTTATACCTGAAACATATCCTGATTGTTGTGATTACAATGGTCTTACTGCACCATACCCAAATTCATTTGGAGAAATGACAATGTATAAAGATGGTGTTAGGTATGAAGAGGATGATGATTTTGAGGAATTTATCATTTGTGATAACAAAGAAATGTTTAAGGAAACCGTAATTAAATTATTAAATAGATAACATGGAAACAAAAGAAATTACTAAGACTGTTTACATCGCAAATGATGGGAAAGAGTTTCTTTCAAAAGAGGATTGTGAAAAATATGAGAATTTTGCAAAAGAAATACTTTCACGTATTAAGTATTTCTGTATCAGATGTAATCCTGACTTAACAGAAACAGGGTATTTTACACATAAGATATATGCGGCAGTATTCTCCAAACATTACTTTTATAAAGATATTGCTTTTGAGTGGGCATTACGTAAATTTGGTTATTTAGGAGAAAGTGTACAAGGATGGGGATTTCAACCTCGTTTTAGTGTAAGTGAAGTTTCTAAAGAAGAATATGAAAAGTGCCCACCGACTGAATGGGGAGGATCAAATTTAAAAAGTGATAAGATATTCCTCAGCCCTATGCCAGTAGAAGGATTTCCTGAAAACATTGACTACATGAAACAATGGAATTTTAAATAAATATTTTGTATGAAAACATTTTTTGAGTGTAAAATTCGCTACGAAAAAGTAGCAGAAAACGGGATGAATAAGAAAGTAAGTGAGCAATATCTGGTTGATGCGCTTAGCTTCACTGAGGCAGAAGCACGTATTATATCTGAAATGACACCGTTTATCAGTGGCGAGTTCACTGTTTCGGACATTAAACGCTCCAATTACAGCGAACTGTTTTTCTCTGAGGAAGATGATGCAGCCTACCGCTGGTTTAAATGCAAGCTGTATTACATCACGCTGGACGAAAAGAGCGGAGCGGAGAAAAAGACATCATGCTATATGCTTGTTCAGGCAGCCGATTTGAGAGATGCTGTAAAGAAACTGGACGAAGGAATGAAAGGCACAATGGCAGACTATGTGATTTCATCCATAGCCGAAACTGCCATCATGGATGTATATCCGTATGAAGCGGAAAATGATTCCTGTTTATCGGAATACCCAAGTGGACACAAGACGGAAGCTGTCATAGGCGGAAAGAGCGTCATTGTAGACAAAACGGGAAATTCAACTGTAGTTTTACCTAGCTAAATTCAGTATATATGTCAAACGAACAACAAAGCCAGGTTCTCCATCATTGGAGAACTGGAAGTCAATCTGATTATGTAGGAGTAGAAATACTTCCTAACGGTCAGTCTATCATCGCTACAATATCCCATATCGTATGGGATGAGAATGCAAAGGTACAAGGTAGTAAGAAACCATCATGGATTGCTTACTTTAAAGAAACAAACCTTGTTCCTAAACCTATGCTATTGAACAGTACGAACCGCAAACGCCTTACTAAGCTGGCTCAAACTGATTATCCTGAAACCATCCGTGATTTCCGTGTCATATTATGCAAGGAACTGACACGTGACCCAAGCGATGGAGGAAAGGTCTACGGATTGCGTATAGGGCGTGATGTTCCGCCACCACCACAGAAAGAGAAGATGACAGTGAACTCTGATAAATTCAAGGCTGCATTGGAAGCGTTGAAAAGTGGAAAATGCGACATTGGATACATCACGGCAAGCTATGATGTGGACGCTGAAGCTATGAAATTGTTTAACGAATCAGTTAAAAAATAATGGAAGCGGAAGAAAAAGAAAAATTATGGCTTATGAAGAGGTGTGGTAAAATCACCTCTTCCGCCATTGGAAAACTTATGGTTTCCGGGAGAAGGGAAATGACACCTTCCGAACTAGATATTGAAAAAAAACAGGGTGTGAAGAGAAAGACAGTTGATGTTCCTTTTGGGAATACAGCTATTTCTTATCTTTATCAGGTTGCAAGGGAAAGAAGGTTAAACAAACCATGTCGACATATATCCACCTCTGACATGGAGTGGGGAAAGGATCATGAAAAAGACGCTATCGAGTGTTTTAACCATAACACGTTCTCCAGACTAATGTCCTGTGCGGATGATTTTGACGAAATTGTTTTTGTCGATAATATCTATGATGGATATGGTGATTCTCCCGATGGATATGGATTTGATGTCAATGGTAAATTGTCTTATATAGCAGAAGTGAAATGCTTTACTTCTGAAAGTAAGATTGAATATTTGAGAGAAGCCACAAAGGAACAGGCGATAGAGGAATACTATTGGCAGCTAATGTCGCATTTCCTTTCCCATCCCGATGTAGATAAAATGTATTATATCGTATATGACGGCAAGTCGGATGATGATCCATTTGATTTACGCCCGGTTAACGATCCGTCAAGACTTTTGTATTGGGAACTTGACAGAAGCGATTATAAAGATGATATAGACAGGATGGAGGATAAGTTACAAATGGCTCTATCTTATCTTTCATTCAACGAACGTGATGCGAAAAAATATCCAATAAGTAAAATTAATGACTTTGTTGGTGTTTCAAATACGTAACGGGTAATTGCGGAGTTTATACAAAAATAAGAGAATTTATTGAACACGTTGATTATCAGGCATTAGCCCAAAAAGTAGAATGCCAAAATGATATAGGTTATTCAAGAAGAATTATTGTCTAAATTGCCATGACTACATTAATCAAGCACAACAAACCTAATCGTGGGGATGAAATAATCATCCCCTATCTTGCCATAGAAAACAATATCAACTTTATCATGCTCAATGGAGGTGTAGGTGACGTTGAACTTATGGACGGAACGAAATGTAAGTCAATAAGCTGCACTCCTATCAAATTTGATGATGCAGGAGATGATATATATCGTATATATGGCATAGGAAAAGAAGCATGGAAAATGGCATGGCTGAAAAGAGTACATGCCATGAGTGATGAAATTGTAAAACTAAAGTTAGATTTCAATGCCAGCAATTAGCGAATTATGGATAGATTATCCAATATCTTACCGTGACGAAAAAGGAAGGTTCGTAAAAGGCCATAATTATGGATTCAAGAAAGGAAGGAAAGTATCGGATGAGGAACGTGAAAAGAAAAGAATTATTATGAAGGAACTCATTAAAAAACGAAAGGAAAACGGTTCTTATCTCGGTCATAGAAACAATACAAGGGCTGTCATTGCGATAGAGGAAGGTACGAACAGATTTCTATGCTTTGAAGCCTGTTGTGACTGTGAGAGGAAATTAGGTATGCCACAACGCTCATGCAGTTCTTTCTGTAAGGGGAAAAACGGGCATAGATGGAGAAACTTTAAATTGTTTTACGAAGATGAATACGGATTACGTTGACGAATTTGAGAACTACGACAGGAAGCTGATCAAACTAAATAGTGATACTGTCATTTTGCTGCATATATTTAAGAAAAAACTAAACCATCACTTCGAGGATTGGATGGTTCTTCAAGACAATGAGGAATACTTCAAAAAGGAATGTGTTCCTGATTACGAAGATGCCGCCAGGCAGTTTGTCAAGCAGTTTGAAGGAGAAGAGTGTATGGCTTTTGTGATTGCATTGAAAAACGAACTTGAAAGAATGATACAAGAAGATGAGTACAAACGAAATCAAGCTAAGGGATTACCAAGAGGTGGGGATAACCCGTCTGAGAAACGCCTTGACTAATCATAAACACGTCATATTCTCAGCCTGTGTAAGTTACGGCAAAACGGTCATAATGAGTTTTATGGCTAAAGGTGCTGTCGAAAAGGGGAATAAGGTGCTTATCGTATCCCACAGATCTGAACTTATGACACAGACAGGGGGAACGTTGGAAAGAGTTGGCATACAGGCTGAATATATCTCTCCTAAGCACAGGAACATACCTAAAGGTCTAGTAGTGTCCGCAATGGCTCAAACTCTCCGTAGAAGGCTAGAAAAACCCGAATGGGTTGAATGGGTTAAGAGTGTATCTCTCTGTTTGATAGACGAAGCGCACTCGTCTGACGCAGATTATCTCTTTGAATCAGGTTTGCTTGATGATAAGTATGTAGTAGGTCTTACAGGAACCCCGATGAGAAGTGGAAACCAAAGGCAGCTTGGCATGAACTATGAAGAAATTATAGAAACTGCCCAAATACAGGATATGATGGACCGGGGAAACATAACCAGGTTAAGGACGTTTACGGTTGACGCACCCGACTTGTCTAAGGTTAATACTGATTATCGTACAGGTGACTTTGATAGCAGGCAGATGGGGGCAGTGTTCAACAAGTCTGTACAGTACAAGGGGGTGATTGAAAACTATATGCGTATCTGCCCGATGAAGAAGGCAATATGTTTTGATGCCACACAGGCAAATGCGATAAGGATGTGCGCTGAGTTTAATGAAGCTGGCATTCCTGCAAAATTTCTCATATCAGGCATAGACAAGAACAAACCTGATGAGTTGGCATTATATGAAAAATACAAGCATCTTACAGGAAACAGAGAACAGCTTATCAAGGATTTCCATGACGATAAATTCACCGTTATATGCAACAGTGGCATATTGTCTACGGGATACGATGAAACAAGTATAGAGGTTTGCATATTAAACCGTGCCACACAATCCGTTCAGTTCTATATCCAGGCAACTGGCAGGGCTATACGACTTCACCCAAATAAAACGGAAGCATTTCTCCTGGACTTCGGTGGTAACATATCACGGCTCGGCAAGTTTGAGAAAGAACGTAAATGGGCTTTATGGCATAACAAGGGGAAATGTGAAGGAATACAAGGAGTGAAGGAATGTAAACAGTGTGGTAAATATATTGCCATAACCGCTTCGGAATGTCCTTTCTGCGGATATGTATATCCAACCGAAAAGGAAATAAGGATGGCGGAACTGCAAGAACTGGTAGGAGATTTAAAGTTCGAGCAAATGACGCCTACTCAATTTTTCCAGTATGCGGAACTTAAAGGATACAATACTTATTGGGCGATACGGCAGTTGTATATCAGAAATACGGAATCTGATTTTCGTAAAGCCATGAAAGAATGCGGATATTCCAGCAAGTTTATATGGGGTTATATTCAAAGAAACAAAAAATAACATTTAATTATGGGAAAAAATTTACTTAACAGCGATGGTAAAATTGCCTTGTTTCACGAAACGATAAGGCTTGACTTTAATCTGCCCAAATACTCCGTTATAGAGCAGAAAGATCCTAATCCAAGTGTAATGTCTTACGATTTCCTAAAACAATACATGGAAAGCAATGACAAGGAAGGAGTGGCGGAATTTAATCTTACCGTTTCACCGACAATGCTTGATTCTGTAAAAACAAACCAGGAGCACAAGCAAGTAAGAACCTCTCTTCTTGGCATAAACCATAAGGAAAACTCATGGTTTAAAAAGATTAAGGACTATGTAGACGAATACAGAAGATCCAAGTTTGATGTGATACATTTCTTCTCTGAGGTGAAGATACAGACAGAAAACGAGATGAAGCAATACAGGGATAGGATAAAAGACTATATACTGATGCTAGGTTATGCTGAAAGATCCGGTCAACACGCCTTGAAAGAAAAACTATTCCAAAACATGGTGATATGCAAATACGAAAGCATATTGTTCAGCAAAGGATTATACAAGGCTATATCAGAGGAAAATCTTATGAAGTTTGCAAAAGGATGTCCGAAAAATCTATGCCTTGATTACATATCTGACTATACAAGAATCATACCATTTGACATAATTAGGAAAAAGACGGACATAGACAAATATGAAATATTTGATAATTATGCCATTCTCCACTACGACTTTGATAACAACGGAACAGATTTACCGTCTGACAAGAAAAAAGAAGAGGTGGAAAAAAGAAAAGACCCTATTCTGTTTGGCGTTATTGCAGGAAGCAACAAACTATACTTCATAGGTGACTGGATTGACGAGTATTGCGATTTGCGGTTCGATGATGTGGTGAAACAATGTACGGACGATTTCTTGTCAGAAAACATTTCTTTGGATGATCTTGCAAAATAGCAATACAAAGTCTTGCAGGAACGGAGAGTATTGTTGTTGTCGCTGCAAGCATAGATATACGGTTATTATAGACGGTTTGTTTGTTGGATATGTCTGCTATATTCCTTGGTTTGAAAAACACGTTGCCATGAAGATAAGAAACAGCGGACATGACATGTGTGAAGGATTTGAGATGGTTGATAACAAACTTTAACCTTTTATTTTTCTCATATACCCCATTTCGTGATACCTTTGCCAAATACAATTTTTTTTTATTATGGCTGAGGAAAAACGGTCTGCGGAAGAAAAGAAAATGCAGAAAGATATAGTAGTTAGTTATAGGAACGAGAAGGAAGGTAAAGGATGCAGAGGGTTGCTTGTAGCGTTCTTTTCCGAACTTCTCCATCCTGCTGTAAGTGGTAACAAGTCGGCTGAATTTCGTGCTCTAGGAGCAAAGAAAAGTATGCCGGACCTTGCTTATATACATGACGGTAAGATATATGGCATAGAACTTAAAATGCCTGACAGTAACCATGACCGTAATCATATAATAGAACAGGCTGATGTGATGGCTACATATTTCTTTAGAGGATATTTTGTATGGTCTAAGGATATGTTGTGGAATATACTTGACGCTATTGAGCGTGGTCAGCCGGGGATGTCAAATACACTACAGATAAAAGATTATTGTATGCGTAACAGCACTACAAAGGTAAGTTTTGAAAAAATAATTAAAGAGCTGTTTCAATGAAAGTTATATATAACAAAATAATTCCATTCAAGGGGTACAAGTGTATAAATTTGTTTGGGGTTCTTTTCGTAAGAAAAGGATGTACGATGCGTGAAAGCGATTACAATCACGAAGCGATTCATACAAAACAAATGAAAGAGCTTTTGTATGTTCCGTTTTACATTTTGTATCTTTTGGAATGGCTGTACAGGCTTACACAAAAAGGTAATGCGTATAGGAATATATCGTTTGAGAAGGAAGCCTATGATAACGAGAACGACATGGATTACCTTGATAAAAGAGAACATTTTTCTTGGATTGAATACATTTGAATTTTACATTTATGAATAAGATAGTTTTTGATAGAAAAGTTTTATATTCAACGTTAAACTCAGCCAAAGCCTGCCTTTCCGATACAGGCTTGACGATACTTAAATGTTTTCGTTTTAAATATATAGCATCAGAGAATGCGATAGAGGTTACTTCATACAACAACCTCAATGAGATGCGTTTGATTATTCCCGTTATTGATTCAGACTGCAATGACGGGCAGGAGTTTGCAGTAGACGGAATAAGACTTGTAAAGTTACTCAAAACAGTAAAGGATTCCATTGTTACGGTAAAGATATATGATAAGGATATAATATTCTCTTACAATGGCAGTGAAGCGTCTTTCTTTGCAGAAGATGTGGAATCTTATCCTGATATTAAAATAGGTAAGCGTGGTACCGGGATAAGGGTCAACGTGAACAGGAATGATCTGTATAGAGCATTAAAAAGGAACATAGGATTTAATGATATCAGTGACGTTGTGACCAGCCTTAGTGGAGTGGGGATAAATTTTATTTGTTCCAATAATTGCATTGATATATGTTCGTCCGATAAGATTGTATTTGTAAGAGATGTTATAGAATGTCAGCCGGATATATCAAAGGACTTGTGCATAAATGTAATGCCTACTTCGGTAAAGGAAGCGTTATCCTTTCTTGAAATGTTGTCAGAAGAAAATGTAACTGTTTCTGTATCTGATGATGAAAGGGTGATGTCTATATCTTATGGGGATTTCGGGTCTGTCTTTAATTGTACTCTGATGGAGGTTAAGTTTGTAAACTACCTGCCATTGGTAAATAATATAAAATCAAACTTTAATTACTTTATTAAAGCAAGAACTAGCGACTTGATAGATTCCCTTTCAAGAATAAAGGTAATGTCAGATGTATATAACATGTCACATTTTGTTTGCAGGGAGGAAGATAATAAAATGGATATAACATACACAAATGATGCAGGGTATAAAATATCGGAAAATGTCGGAATTGAAGGATCTTGTCAAGGGCGTTTTGATTGCAATCTGAACATTGAAAAGATGATTAACGCATTGAAGGTATTTCCTGGGGATTATGTCACATTGGCATACACTAATCCTAAGAATAATGCTCCTATATGTATCATTAATGAAGAGGGAGATTATAAATTAATGGGCGTAGTAAACATTTTTAAGAGTTGATAACTATTGTTTAACCTATCGAATATACCGTTTTATTATTTTTGCAACAAAAATATATAAGATATGGAAGATAAAGAAAGAACAATTCAGATTCTCGCTGAAACAATAGATAGGTTAAACAAGACTATAGAATCACAGAACAGTCTGATTGAGGATTTAAGAAACAGACTTGAAACAATTCAGAACGAATATAGCCCTTCAATTATGACTGTAGGCGTATTGATAGAAAAGTTGAATAATACAAAGACAAGAAGCGGAAAGGTAAGATTTGAAGCATTATCAAAACATATAATGCCATATCTTACCAATCAGCTTTATGACGAGTATGATTTTAATGATACCATCCCTACCTTCAAGGAAGTTCCATCTATTGAAAAGCCTGTAAATCGTGATATGATAGATGATATGATCAATGTTATAAAGTCAAAGAGAAAGATAAGTGAATCATCTCAAAAGGCATATCTTTTAATGCTTAAAAGAATATTGTCCGAATCAAAAGATATGAGTAAATATATCAATGATTATATTATCTCTCTGGACGTAAAATCTCCTTCAAATATATCTCTTACGGATGAAGAAATAGAATTATTCTGGAATGTCGAGCCGTTTAACGTTACAGAAAAAATAGTAAAGAAATTGTTTCTGATTCAATGCTATACTGCCATGAGATATTCCGATATTTTCAGATTGAAAGATTCTATGATGGAAGGAAATGTTATTTCGTATATATCAAAAAAGACAGGTAAGAACGTTGAGGTTCCTGTACCTTCCAAGATTATAGAAATGATAAAAGAGGTTAGATCGTTCGATAAATACAACATAGAATCTTCCTTAAAGACTACTATGAATGAAGTTCTACCAACTCTTGGATGTAGAGCAGGTATAAACAAGCAGGTATTTGTAAGACGGGCAAATGTACTTATGAAAGGCCCGAAGTACCAGTTCATCAAAACACATACAGGACGTAGAACAGCTATTACAAGATGGGCTAATATGGGAATACCAGAAGGAGAACTTAAATCTATGGCTGGTCATTCTGATATAAGAACCACGAACAGATATATTACTGCAAGCGTATCAAATAAAACCAAAAATATTTTAACTGATGGAAATTTTGGAGAATGTGCTGTCGATTGACAAAATAAAACACCTGCAAGAACTTGGGGTGAATACAGGTAACGCATCAATGACTTGGATGTTATATCCTTATGAGGAAGGGAAACAACCACAATTATCTTTACGAGAGTGGAAAACTTTCAAGGAACCGTTCAGAAAAGAACATTGTATTCCTGCATTTACTTTTCTTGACATCTTGGAACTGTTACCAAAAGAGATAAAAACAGGAACGGATACTTATTGGATTACAATGTACTTTAGTGACAATTGTTGGCATATATGTTATTCCATGTCTGACGAGTTTGATTATTATCAAGAATTTTTATCTTGCTCATTAATAGATGCAGCTTATGAAATGCTATGTTGGTGCGTTGAGGAAAGATTAATATCATAAAGATAAAACGGAATTAATTAAAAACGAATTAGAAATGAATGATGGAGTTCACTTTGACCAAAATGGTAACGAGGTAATCGTAATCAATGGATTTGAATATTCACGAGAAGAATTTGATTCCCTTGTGAATATATGTGGAGATTGCAATATATAATAACAAGAAAGTAATGAGTAAAACAACAATTTATTACCTATTCCTAGTAGTAATGTATATGCTTTTAGGATAGGTGGAAAGGATAAGATATGAAACAGACAGTAGAAGAAGCAGCGAAGGAAAATATCCTATTTAATCATAGGACAGTTGACAGAACTTTGTTTGGTAAAGATTTGGCAAAGTTTGGAGAGATGAATTTCGTTCAAGGTGCACGATGGCAGTCAAAGCAATTACCTTGGATAAGCGTTGAAGATAAACTGCCTTCTTTAAACCAAAAAGTAATAGTTTATAACGGGAAACAAGTATATATATCTCATAGGACAGAAAAAGACTACGCAAAAGATGCTAATTTCTTTTTGTATGGATTGCAGACCTATAATGTTGTAGCATGGATGCCTATTCCGTCTTTTGATGATATACTCGAAGCCAACAGGGATGTGCTTGAACGAATTAAAGAGAAAGGAGATTGAACGGTATGAAAGTCAAGAACGGAATAATAATAGACGGAGTGCTACATGAATTGCGAGTTGGAATATGTGATGAGTGCTCATTACAAAATGAGTGCGATGATAGTTCAGAAATCATTTGCGATATAGCTTATGAAAACCCAAACATGGACCAGTGCTTTGTCAGTCGTGGCAAAATAACAGAGATTAAAACGGAGGAGGAAAAGAAATGAAACAGGTATTGTCATTCGAGCAAATGAAACATTTACAAGAACTTGGATTATACCATATCTACACCTTGCAGGATATTCTCGATAAGCTGCCTTGCTTTATTGGCAAAGAAGTGATGACCATGCAAAAACTTGCAGATAGCTATACATGCTTGTATATGGAACCTTATTCTAGATCTATTATAAAGATTACAGAGAGTAAAGAACTCATTGATGCAGCATACGATATGTTGTGCTGGTGCATTGAAAACGGATATGTTAAAGTTGGGAAGAAGGAATAACAATGAAAGCAAGAATAAAAAGAAAAATACAAAAAAGACCATTCCTATACAATGTAGGACAAGTTTTTAAGGCTTGTGATTGGCTTACTGAAATTCAGCGTGGAAATATAGTTTGGCATCGGTATCATTCATTCGGTACTATTACTAAGCGTTATGTTTAAATAAATGATTAAACAATGAAAGCAAGAGTAAAATCAACAGGAGAAATTGTAAATATCAAGGATTTATATGATGATGGCACTGCATTGGTGAATGATGAATATTTAAAAATATCAGAACTTGATTTCTTTAGTGAAACTATCGACTGGGAACAACGTAGATATGAAATAGCAAAGGAATGTGTTGCTGTACTTATACGTAATATTGATATCACTCTTGAAGATGCAGCAAAAGTAAGTATAAAACAAGCTGATGTCCTAATTAAAAGACTAAAGGAGAATAATGATGAGTGAGGAAGAAATACGTAATATAATCAAGGTTCAATTGCAACATTTAAGTAAAGAACAGTTAATAGACGTTCTAACTGATATTTGTATGGTAATTCCTGCTTTTAGAATGTCACACGCTTTGAGTAGCTTGCAATGTACCAATATAAAAGATGCCATAGGTGGAGTACAACAAGTAAATTCGATTTTTAGTCCATTGCAACGAATAGCAGAGAAGGAGGTGAATAATGAATAGCGTACAGACACAAACACTTTCCATTAACGGAGATGGAGGTGGTGAAGCATATATTGACTTTGACATTAATGAACAAATGAACACTATTACAAAAATTTAACATATAATATTTCCCAATGTCATTATATAGTATTACATTTGCACCATACAGGGATAGGAACGGAGTAGCTACCTTCCGACAAGCTGAAGTCAGTACGGCTTCCCTGTTCTCCTTTTTACTGGCGAAACATAATACTGGCTAATATGCAATTAGTTTATAAATTTGACATCAACCATTCCAACAAGCTTTGCGCTATCTGCCGTGTTACGAACAACCTGTACAACCAGGCGTTGTATATTGTCCGTAACGAGTTGAAGGATAACGACAGGTGGCTGTTCTATCCCGACTTGGACAGGATAATGAAAAACGTCACCAACCTTGAAGGTACGATAAATTACAGGCTTGTGAAATCACACGTAGCCCAACAGACATTACGCGTGCTTGACAAGGCAATGAAGGGATATGTAAAGGCTGTAAAGGATTGGGCGAAGAATCCGGGGAAGTATAACGGTAAGCCCGAACTTCCATGCTATCACAAACGTGGAGGGATGAGCAATGCGATATATACCAACCAGTCGTGCAAGATACATGACGGGTATATAATCCTTGACCGTGACTTGAAAATACCCGTTCCTCAATGGGAGAAGTACAAGGACAGAATCGAACGGTTCAAACAGGTTAGGATAATTCCAAAACGTACATACATGACCGTGGAGGTTGTATATGATTGTGGCTGTTCGGATAATGTCGGTACTGGTATGGCTTCGATAGACTTGGGTGTGAACAACCTTGTCACACTGGTGTGCGGATGCAATGCCCTGCTGTTTTCAGGCAAGGTTGTCAAGTCATACAACAGATGGTTTAACAAAACATTGTCCATGCTGCAATCCATAAAGGACAGGCAGGGGATAGAGAAACTGACAAACAGGATGAGAAAGATGTATGAGAAACGTGAACGGTTTATGAATGATGCGATGCACAAGACAAGCAGGCGTATCGTTGATTATCTTGTATCACACCATATAGGCACTCTTGCTGTAGGCTACAACAAAGGATGGAAGCAATCCGTCAATATGGGCGGAGTAAACAATCAGAAGTTTACATTCATCCCTTTTGCGAGGTTGAGAAGTTGCCTTAGATACAAGTGTGAACTTGCAGGTATCAGCTATATCGAACATGAGGAAAGTTACACTAGCAAATGTGACGCTTTATCTATGGAGGATATATGCAAGCATGATATCTATCTCGGCAAGCGCGTCAAGCGAGGACTGTTCAAGTCGGCAGTTGGAAAGATTATCAATGCTGATGTCAACGGTGCGCTTAATATAGGTAGAAAAGTATTCGGTGATTCTTTTATGATAGCCGATAGTGGGCGTTGGTATCGCCCCGAACGGATTAACGTTCTAAAATGTATGTGTGAAGATGTACATTAATGCCTTGACTTTTGTGATGGACAATTATGTGTTTCTGTTGTTATAGAAGGGAAACAGGCGGATTTTCACTTTGAACCTGTCACTCTAGGAATGTTTGCCCATGCTTATAAGTTGCATTGTGAAGAGTGTGAAGAATGTGAAAATAAGAAAGGAGAATAACTATGAAAGTGTTAAGAGATAAAACTCCTGTCGCTCGTAAAGAGCACAGGTGCGATTTTTGCGGTGAAGTAATTTCCGTTGGAGAAAAATATAACAGACAGACCAATGTTTATGACGGTCGTGTTTATGACTGGGTAAGTCACAGTGAATGTTCCAAGTTAGCCTGTGAACTTGATATGTATAATGATTGTGACGAAGGACTTGACGATGATGGATTTATTGATAGTCTTAATCAGTATGTTTACGACAATCATTATGACGATAAAATAGGTGATATTGCAAAGGATTATCAATTACCACGTTATGAATTAGTAAAGAAAGTGTTGAATGAATTAAACAAGAAATAGTTATGACCGAAGAACTTATAACATTGGAAACAGCAAAGCTGCTGAAAGAGAAAGGGATGCTTACAGATATAGAATCTCCTCCGCAATCCGTTGCCCAAAAGTGGCTACGTGAAACCAAGAACATTCATATATGTATATACAACTGTGCTTGTGGCTATGGATACGAAATATCTAAAGCTGACAATGGAACTCATATGGCTAGTTCTGTTTATAAAGGAACAAATGACGGAGAAAAATGGGATACCTACGAGGAAGCACTTGAATCAGGTTTACAGGAAGCATTAAAATTGATATAAAAATGAGCCTTATGCGGCTTTGTAAAACCCATAGAAACAATGATGAAAAGAATAATTACTGTCCAAGATATGATTGACGAATTAATGTTAGTTGTCAATAAGGATGCTGAAATAAATATTGTAATGAATACAGGAGATTACCAAACTGAATATATTCCAGATTTATATGATTTTTCCGTCATTGACTTTACTGATGTGCATCCTGATGATGGGAACTCGGAAAATAAAGTAGTAATAGAAATGTTTCGTTAAAAAGAGAAATAAATAACCATCAAAACGGAACAGAAATGAATATACTTGATTTACCATTAAAAGCCATTTGGTACAATATGATAGAATCTGGCGAGAAAAAGGAGGAATATCGGGAACATAACAGTTATTGGGCCAAAAGATTTTATGATTGCTACGATAAAAACACGGATTGCAAAATCTATATTCCCGAAAAGTGCAAGTATTGTTGCAAACCGCCCCTTAAACATTATGATGCCGTCCGTTTTCGTTACGGATATACAAAACGAACTATGTTATTTAAATTGAATAGTATCTCTATTGGCAAAGGTCACTCGGAATGGGGTGCACCGGATAATGAAGTTTTTATTTTAAAATTAGGGAATCGGATTAATTAATAACAATATAGAAATGAATAAGATTAAGCTAAAAGGATTGTCCGATAAACGTTATGCAATGTCAGAATTGGTCGGTGATGCTTATCGGCTAAATTCTAACAAAATATCCATTTTGGCGGCAACTGTTGAACTTTTGGCAAAAGGTACTCAACATCAAAAGGATGCAGAAGAAATAATAAAAGGGTGTTATCCCCAGTATTACAATGATTAATAACTGATAAGATATGAAGAAGATAAAGAAAGTAACCCGGAGAGCTTTTACCGAAAAGCAACTTGATATGTTAGAACAGTATCATTACCTATACAAGAAGCTATGGCGTATTGGTCTATCAGAGGATGAATCAGAATATTATGATTCACTTGCAGAGAAGATAAGAAAGTTTATTGTAATTGATTAATAACAAAGAAGAAAGGAACTAATATGGGAAAGAATATCAAAGGTCTTGCTGGTTCAACCATCTTCACTCAAAAGATGGTTGAACAAATGAATGGCATAAACAAAAACAATAAAGGGAAAGCATCCCCAATTTATATACCAACTAAAAAACGGAAGTAATGGAAGCTAAATTTAGGATTGGAGAAAAAGTAAAAATAGCCAATCATCTAGATAAATCTAAGATTGGCAAAGAGGTTGAGATAATTAACCTCCATCATTCTAATTTTAATCCACAAAAGGGATATGTGGATGAATGGTTATACAATGTATGGGATGGTGCGAAATCTTTAGGATGGTCACCTGAGTGCGACTTGGTAATTAATAAACCTTTATAACCGATGATATATGAATAAAATAGAAAAACTGGCAGGACAATATAACGCTGCTTTTACTTGTTTGACAGTAATAGAAAGTGAATTGACCAAAGAATGCCAGAAGTACATTTCCTGGGATACCGTTCAGGTAAGCATTACTGGTGGCGGTGCTCCCATTGTAAAAGCAAGGAATGAGATAGATGCCGTTCCTTTGGAAGATTTTGTTGACTATGTGAATAATCATGGTGATATGTCAGAATCCGCCTACGGGCATTTGGCTTGTGTTTGATTTAAAACAATAAAATTATGGCTATTATAGGAATTGACTTTGACGGAACGGTCGTGACACATGACTTTCCTAAAATCGGCAAGGATATAGGTGCTGTGCCTATATTAAAAAGATTGGTTGATAACGGACATAAACTTATTCTGTTTACCATGAGAAGTGATATTGACGAGGTGACTTCCGATGATTACGACATACACAAACAGGGAGGAAAGTATCTATCGGAAGCCGTGCAATGGTTTACGTACAACAACATTCCCCTGTTCGGTGTAAACGAGAATCCTGAACAGCACACATGGACCACATCACCCAAACCTTATTGTCACATATACATTGATGATGCGGCATTGGGATGTCCGTTGAAATATAACGTGAACTTATCAAATAGACCATTTGTTGATTGGATGGAAGTAGAAAACACTCTTATAAAAAGAAAACTTATATGAAAGTAGGATTGATTGATGCGGATTTATTAGATAACGGAACCACATTCCCCAATCTTGCCATAATGAAAATGTCCGCGTTCCTTAAATCAAAAGGTATCCATACGGAATTATTGATGGATGGAAACAATATTGATTCCTATGATGCTATTACTGTATCAAAGGTGTTTACATCCACAAACGAACCAAGTTTCATACATGGATATAAGGGAAGTGTGATGTATGGGGGAACGGGATGGTATATGGGAAATACTCATGGTGACAGCTTCAATGATATAAGATATGATGATTTACACGATCTTCCTAACACAAAACTGTTTAACGGTTTGTTATGGGGAACACAGATGCCCGATTATCATATCTATGATTCCTTTATTGAAACAATAAGGGGGAATGGTAAATTGAAGGCGTATCATTCGTCTTATACCGATTTTTCCATAGGATTCCTTACAAGGGGGTGTTTCAGAAAATGCCCGTTTTGCGTAAACAGAAACGAAAGCAAAGTATTCAAATATTCGGAATTATCCAATTTCCTAGACAGTGACAGAAAGGTGATATCACTTCTTGATGATAATTTTCTTGGATATGCAGGATGGGAAGATGATCTTACAGAGTTGCAAGCAACTGGGAAACAGTTTCAGTTCAAACAGGGTCTTGACATAAGACTTCTTACTCCTAACAGGGCTTCCATGTTATCCAAAAGCAAATATTACGGTGACTTTATATTTGCATTTGACAATATAAAGGACAAGGATGTTATTTCAAGAAAACTTGATTTATGGAGAAGCATTACGGACAAGTCAACCAAACTTTATCTGTTTTGCGGATTTGAAATCGGTACAAGCAGAGAGTTGCTAATAAAAGATATCCTTGAACTGTTTGAAAGGATAGAGATACTTATGAGATATAAATGTCTTGGATATGTCATGAGATACAAGGATTACGCTCTTCATCCCATGTCAAACATATATGTGCAGATTGCAAGATGGGTAAACCAGCCTAGTTTCTATAAGAAAATGTCATTTAGGCAATTTTGCGAACTTAACCAAAAGGGAGTACAGAAAGAATGTATGTCCATGAGAACATTAAAATCCATGTATGAGGAATTTCCTGAATACAAAAGTAAACTTGACCATTATTTTAACATGAAATATGAACAATTTTAAACTATATATCGCTCGTGACGAAGGCAAATGGGATGAAGATGTACAAAAAACAGGAGAACTGAACCTGTTCTATGATACCGATTTGACAAACTTATAAAATCATAGAAAAACATATGAGAAGCAGCCAGAGCCAAATTGCTGTTTTCCTGTCTAAGTGCATCTATCTTGTTTTGCATTTCACGCATTTCAAGCTGACAGAATTTATCATTGATGATAGCTGTTTGAGCGTCTATCTTTGCGCCAAGAATGTTAAACTGAGTGTTTGCATTGCTTGTCAAAGTATTGGTCTGCTCTACAGTAGCCAAACGGCTATCACATCCTTGACGTTCAATAGCTGTACGGATATCGCAGCAGCAAGAAGCAAGCTGAGAACCGATAGCTGCACTATTGGACTGAATTGAGTTGATGATCTGTTGAGAGGAAAGACCTACTTGGTTACCAACTTGCTGAATCTGTCCTTGAATTTGGCAGATAGCATTCTGCAACTGTTGAGTAGAGCAGTTCAAAGAACTAGCCAACTGATTGATAGCTGTTCCGTTTCCTTGAATAGCGTTCATCAACAATTCACGTCCTGCTTCATTGTTCAATTGAGCAGGGATTCCGTTTGCTCCATTGCCAAACCCGTTACCGAATCCGTTACCACCCCACAGGAAGAAGAGCAGGATAATCCAGATCCACCAACAACCAGCACCACCCCAAGCGTCTTGATTGTTTTTATTGCTCATAAGAGCGGCAACCATATTGGGGTCTAATCCTTTATTCTGCAACAGTGCAGGAATCATTGACATAATACCTGCGCTTTCTCCAGCGGCAGGATTGTCGAACATAAAAATTTTGTCTGAACCAATAATATTGTAATTTAATGTGTGTGTATTATAACTCCCGTAAAGACTGTGCACTCATCTTTACGAGTGTAAATTTACAACATGGATTGCCTAAACAAAAATAAAAATTTCGCAGTATAACCTATTGTGTTTCAGATAGTTTAAACTTGTTAAAATAAGTTATTTGCTTGTGTGTTGTTTTTCCTATTCGTATATTAGCGCAATAATTTTAAAATAGAGGAATTGAAGATGAAAGAATTAAAAAAATGGAATAATAATCCAATAAAGATTACGTATTTAATACCTAGTGGAAACAAGTACGCTTATATAAAATTAGGTGACACTGTTGATCTGATGAACGGAACATATAAAATAACCGCTTTGGATAATGAAGAAAACATTTTCCAAGCGGTTAATATGGAGAATAAAGATGATTGTGTTATAATGTATGCGTATGAGGTTGTATAATTTCCCTAGCTTTTAGTCTTGTATTTGCCCCTTGACTTCTTTGGACGTATAAGCCCGTTGTTTTTAAGAGCATCCAATGTTTCTTTCAAATAAACGGGTTTTGTCATTCCTTGTACTCTAACGGGAGATAATAACGGTTGTACGGGATGAAATTTAGTACCTTTGTATGTAAGCCTTGCAAACTCGGTATCACTCACATCAAGATACTTTATGGCATTTTCTCTATCAAAATAAGACGGTATGATAGTTGATTTGTTTATTGCGTCAGTAAGGAAGTTGAACTGTTCCGCATCAACATTCGAGTTTCCGCTTTTCAATGCTAGAGATATTCCATCAAGTAAAGAGGCTAATATCGTGTTGTAATTCATTCCCATGTCCTACTCAATAGATGATATGTTTGCTGTTCCCGTAACACTTACCTTGCTTCCCGGTGTGACTGAAAAATATTCCACCGTTCCTGCTGGGAGAAGCATTCCTGTTGGTGCTATTCTGCTTGATCTGCTTTTTGTTTCCTGGACCAATGCGATACGGCATCCATCCGATGTGGCTACTCTTATAAGATTTGACAATGCTGTGTATTCCTTGTCGGTAACATCTTCCGATGCTGATATTCTTGCAGCCACGATACCTTTTAACGCTTCATCCTTTGAAGCATTTTTGGTGGAGAAATACCCACCTATCTGTTGTTTGTCATTGCTTTCCATATCCTTTTAAGTAAGATTGTTTAACACTTTCTGCAAACTCGTTCAGCTTTACATAATCCGGGTCAAGTTTGTTTAAAATACCTTTTCTGAGAGCCGCTTCTTCCTCTCCGTTGGGAAATTCATCCTTTATGGCGGCATCTACCGTTTTGTCGTATGATACAGGGTTCTTTACACGCTGTACATCGGCTTTCCATTTTTTGACAAACTTTCCCTGTACAATACTACCCGTATCGTCCGTTTCGGGTTCGTCAACTTGTTCAATGTTTAAATGAACATTGCTATATCCAGTGCCTAAATCAAAGATAAAGGCAGGCTTCTCGTCAAAAATCAAACCTCTTTCCATAGATAATTATATACGATTAATTAGTTATAAATGCCATTTTTAATGCAAATATAGCAAAATTATTTGTATTACTCTAATAAAACTATCGCATTTGGTTATATTTGTGAGCTCCATATATCCTGTTCCACTTTTACCATTTCGCATCCGGATGCACTTCAACGGACAGATGATTCATTATTCTGATGATTAATTCTCGTATCATAAATATATGTTTTGAGTGTTACTGATAACTTTCCGGGTTACTCTACCAGGGTTGTAATTTCAAAAGGGTTGCCTACAGCCGCTTTGACAGCGCGTATTATCAATGCAAAGTTCTCCTCATCTACAGGCGTACACAATTGTTCCCTGTAATCTCCTCCTCCTTGAGATATTCTATAGCTACAGTCTGCGATATCAAGATTGTATATTTTCGCTATAAAAGATTGGAATAGAGTTGCGGCAACCAAATATCTTGTTATACCAAAATCCGCATGAATGGTATCACGAGTAAAGTCATTCTTGTTCGTCCAGTTCGCCACGTTGTTCATAAACGGATAAGTATCAGAAACGGTAGTCAAATCGGTAATAGTTTCAGCCTTCTGAATAGTTGGGATTGCAGATGAAGCGGAAGCATAATTTGTAGACTGTCTTAGTTGTATGACAGTTCTTGCATTCTGAATCGCTGTTCCGGATGGAATGATGAATTTGACATCCGGGCAATTGGATATGCAGTCCTTGTAGTTTTTGGCAATATTACGCCACATACCCAATTGTCTTTCCTTTTGGTTGTTTCCATAACTCAACCAGTAATCATCATCTGCACCATTGGGACCGCGCGACTCGGAGATTGTATGATAAATGCTGAACGCCCAAGTCATGTTCATACAGAATACAGGATTACTATAGAGACAGGCTTTTTTACACAAGTCGATCAATTCTTGTACTATGTTCCTTGTTATTTGTCCATCTTCTCCTTTTTCCCAAAAAGAGGATTGGTCCTCATAAGGGGATTGATAAGCCCCGTTTTGCATGATGATGAAGTTCCACGCTTCATCAGCCAACAACCAGTCCATCAAGACTGTGTCATTTGCCGGTGCAGGTTCCCCTTCATCCGTTATATCAGAATCAGGCTCGCTAGACCATTTTCCTGTCGTACCGTTATATTGTTCCCATGTCGTTGCCTGATATTTCCATTTATAATACGTAACTCCCTTATTTCCTTGAAACCTTTTCAAAAAAACATCTAAAGTGGCTGCACCTATATAAGCATTTCCCAAAATTACATTTTTTCCAAATGAAGCACAAATGCTACCCACTTCTCTGACTGTATCCACACCGAAGGATGATCCGATAAAAAGAACTTTCAGCGCTTCTTTATAGGACTGGTCTTTATGTTCCATAGATTCCAACCTTTCATTCAAATCCTTGATATTGGCTTCCGTTTCATCCCTGTTTTTCTCAACTTTCTGATCCAGTTCGGATATCTGACCTTTAAGCCCGGTCTGAACATAGGGAATACCATATATTTTTAAAGATTTCATCCATTGTTCCTGATCATCCTCTGTTATTGAAGCTATACCTATATGTAGTCCTAATACTGTAGCACCATCCGGTTTAAGATACCCTCTGTCCTTTCCTGATGTTCCACTTACCGTAGCAGTAATCTGGTTGCCATCAGAGCCAAAGAATTTCCATGTTCCCATGAAAACATTTGCATCTTCCGCATTTTTCAGATAAAGAAGTGTACCGTTCTCTATGCTGGATACATCAATCCTGCTATAAGCGTTATTTGTGGCATTGGAGATAGGATTGTCTCCCAACGTATTACTCACATAAGCATGTTTGAGCAATATTTCAAGAGTATTGCAAGGCAAATAAGGCAATTCCACACCTTCCGAAAGAGACTTGAGTTCATTTGATGTGTTATTTGCAATCTCCTTGGCCTCTTCTGCTATTTCTTTGGATTTGTTTATTTCTGTATAGGTTTCTTGTACATAATCAATTACAGGCTTATAATACAATCCCAGAATACTATATCCGGAAACGGCATTTATCTTTTCGGTTGAAGCATGTATATACATATATTTCGCAGTACCTTGAACCTGTATTTTATACCCACTATCAGCGTATCCTGATTCAACATGATCACCTTCGGCATTTGTAAACTTAACAACCAAGCCCAAATCGGCAAGTCTGACTTGATTGTGATTGGTATCTATGACACTTATCACAAATCCAGTTGGAATATCAACGTCTAGAGCTTGTTTAAATCTTAAGTAACCTTCTGTGGAATTAGGATAAATAGATTGTCCCGTACCTACCCATTGTCCGATTTCAAAATCAGATAATTTAAAAACATATCCATTGATTTCAACTTCTAATTTGGAAAGTTCTGCTGTAAGATTCTTGCGTGTTTTGGGGTTGACCACCGCATCTGTTATGGTAGCCGGGTAAATGGTTTGGCCACCCTTGGTCAGTTTATGCATTTTTACCATAATAAATCTCCTATATTTTTAGATTAGTAACTGTTTCTTCTTCCTCTTCCAGTGGCAAATGAGGTACAAAATCACTCAGCACATCATCATACTCCTGATCTGACAGAGATACGCTCTGCACCGCATTGTATGCGGCATATATCTGAGATATAGTGACCGACTTGTTCTTCTTCGGTTCATCTGTAACGCATGGTATTATCTCTGTACCCGTAACGGTTTCAACGGGAGTCATTTCCGAAATTTTAAGATTTTCTTCCATTGTTAATCCTCTGTTAAAATTAAGTTGTTATTTTCAAGTAATATGTTGTTTCCGTCTTCCATGATTATGATATTATTGATAACTTCAAGTATTATTCTTGAATTGGCAAATTTCCATTCATTGTTTGAATATGGCATGTATCCATCCTTTGTTACAGATATGGACATGGTACTATTGGCTATCCCCACTACTTTTACTGTGCCATCAGATAGTGTATTGTACTGTAAACCTTCTATCGTGACCGTTGCATTCTCTATGGGTGCTCCATTCACATCCACTACCGTTATAGTGACAATGGATTTTGGTATATAATAATCAATTAAATCCTGCTCGGTGAATCCGTCAGTTTGTTGGGTGGGAACGGAATCGAACAAGATAGATTTATAAAACGCCATAGAGCCAAATCTAGTCTTACTGTTGCTATCCGACAAGAATAATGACATATTTGCACCAGTTTGCCTGTAAGTTCCTGCTAGAGTTGCTTTCTCTTCACCTACATAGCAAGTCATTAATTCATTGTTTGCCGAGAGTACATAATCTGTCTTGTTTTCTACACTAGGCGTAAATTCAAAGTTTGTGTACTTGTTGTTACCGAACCTTACAGAATTTGCACTTTGTCCTTGCAATAACATCCATCCTTGATTACCTGTCGCTATTGAAGTTGTCGAGAACATACCTTTAAAAGCGGCAGGTCTTATGATAGCACATTGGAAGAACATCATGTAATTTTGCAGTGATTTAAAGTTCTCCACAACGCCGTAATCATCCACTCCATCAGTTACTAGTGAGTTGGGATATTTAGGCAGGAACTCTATTGTTACGTCCATATCTCCTATATCCCCTGTAACTCCTATGGCGTTATACAATGAAGTGGTTCCTTCGGGATAGGTTAATGTCACCTCATGTTCCCCGTTGTCAAAAGTATAAAATCCGCCATTTCTGTTTACCAAACTAACTTGTCTGCCATCAGAAAGACCTGTAACCTTAAACTTATGCGTTGGGTTAGAGTTTGCCGGAACTATGTTTACCATGTCATCCGTAGTGGATAGTTTCTTAGTGATATGTATAACCCTGTTATCTGTAACAGTAACATTTGCTCTATCGGGTAGAATATTGGTGCTAGAAATATCATACCCTCCCACACCGCTCATTGCCGCGAACAGGAAATTGTTAAGTTTCAGCGGCCTGTTGTTTCCACTGAAATCCTGCAAGTATGGATTGGCTTTTAGTATCTCGTTTGTGGGAACGGATTGTTTTGTAGGTATTTCTTCTACCACAATATTACAATCCACATCATTCACATTATCACCTGCCAAATAAAATCCGGGATAAGATGAGTTTGTTGTACTACTATTCTTGTATTCAGGTATGTCATATTCTCCATCAGACGTTATCTGAATATCATCATATCCAAACCTTCCTTTAATAGTGAAACCTGTTGGCAATCCTGTTACACGTATTTTATAAGATTCTACATATTGTAACGGTTTTACAATTATTTGCCAAAATGCAATATTATTGTTATTTGTAGGTGTATGGGTTATGGTATATTTATTTATAGTCTTATCATAAGTTATCTTTCCTCCTAGGTTCACAAAAGGATTTGCATAAGTAACGCCGGGAACATAAACATCCACAGGCTTTGACATATCATACCAGAACACCATGTGCTTTGGTATCCATTTTTCTATCACCTTGTTTATATCGGTCTTTCCTGTACCTGCTGACTTGACAAGTCCAAGTTTTCCTATGTTAAAAAGCCCTATATTTCTCATTTTTTGTCCATTTTAACCCACTCATCAGATAAAAGCAGCTTCTCAAACTCTCTTGTGCCAGTGTCGTATGTGTCGTAAGGGAAAGGGTGTTCCGTTCCGTCCTCAGGTAACGTCATAGGCATCACTTCAATAACCTTCTCGGTATGGATTATATAATACAGACCGTCTGTCGATTGTCTGAAAACGGACAGATCATCTTCCGAAAACATAATCTCGGCATCTATTTTTGGTACTATGGAAAACTGCATATTATGAATTTTATCTATTATCGCAAAGATAATTAAAAAATAGTTAAACGTATTGGTTGATACGGTTTTATGCCGTATATTTGCTGGAAATTTAAAAAAAACATATCTATGAATGTACTGAGCCTTTTCGATGGAATGTCGTGCGGACGGATAACACTTTCCGAACTTGGCATTCCTGTAAAAAAATACTATGCGTCCGAAGTGGACAAGTTTGCCATAAAGGCAACCATGCAGAACTTTCCTGACACCATACAGCTTGGTGATGTAAGAGAACTTGAAGTAAGCAGACTGGATAAGATAGACTTGATAATCGGAGGATCTCCATGCACGAACCTATCCATGTCCGGCAAGAGAAAAGGGCTTTCAACGAAAGAAGGCATGGAGGTTTTAGACTTGCAAACGTATCTTGAATTGAAGGAGAACGGTTTCGAGTTTGAAGGGCAATCATATCTGTTCTGGGAATACATGCGTATATACCACGAACTTATTGAACGTGGTGACAATCCCAAATTCTTCCTTGAAAATGTGGAAATGGGAAAGAAATGGGAATCTGTGTTCAATGAAACAATGGGGAGGAAAGGAATACATATCAACTCCGCACTTGTATCGGCACAAAACAGAAGGCGCATATACTGGACGGATATCCATGACGATATTCCACAGCCGGAAGATAGGGGTATATTGTTAAGGGATATCCTTGAAGAAGAGGTTGATGAAAAATATTTCTTGTCTGACAAGATGATTGAATGCTTGAAGGGCAGGGTAAAGACGGAAAAATTCAGTCCTGTCCAGTTCAGTCCTATCAAGTTTCCGTATGAACAAAAGGCGCGCACAATAAATACAAGGTTGTTCAAGATGGGTGACAATGACAATTACATACAGGTGGATAATGCTCCGATATGTGTTGCGATGCGTGGGCGTGAATCAGCCTGCCTTACCCCAAAAAGAACCGAATATGGAAAACAGATAAGAAAGGAATATGAAGCCGGGATTGTAAAGGAACAGAGAAAGAACATCCAGTAGCTTGAACCTAGGGAAGATGGAAAAACCAATTGCCTTACAACCGTACAAAAGGACAACTTGGTATTGGTTGATAACGGTAATTTTCGTATTCGTAGGCTTACCCCAACCGAGTGTGCACGGCTTCAAACCGTTCCCGAATGGTATATATGGGATGGGATATCTGATACACAGCGTTACAAGATGCTTGGGAACGGGTGGAATATAGAAACAATAAAACATATCTTTAAATATATTGAAAAATGAACGTATTGAGTTTATGTGACGGGATAGCTTGCGGACGTATCGCACTAGAAAGAATGGGGTATAGAGTGGAAAAGTATTACGCAAGCGAAATAAACGAACCGTCTATCAAGGTTGCACTGGATAATTACCCCGATATAATTGAATTGGGTGATATAAAAAATTGGAAAGAATGGGATATACAGTGGAAAGATATTGATTTATTGATTGGCGGAACACCATGCCAGGATTTCTCACAGTTAGGGAAAGAGAAACTGAACTTCGATGGCGAGCGTTCGGGATTATTCTTTGAATACGTCAATATACTCAACCACATCAGACAGTTTAACCCTAACATAAAGTTCATGCTTGAAAACGTGAAGATGAAATCCGAGTGGGCTGACTTTATTTCGTCACATCTTGGAGTAGACTATGTGTATATCAACAGTTCCGATTTCTCCGCGCAGATGAGAGCTAGATACTACTGGTGCAACTGGGAAATACCCGCATGGAAGGACAAGGGAATATTGTTCAAGGACATCATTACTGACGGGTATGTGGAGAAAGACAAGTCATGGTGTATGCTTGAATCATGGAACAGGTTTGCCAAGAACCCCGAATCACTGTTGAGAAGATATAAAAGATCACTTACACCGCTTATATTCAAATCACCCGACTGTAATCCAGAAAAAGGATTCAGAACGCCAAATATTACGGAAGCGGAAAGATTACAGACCGTACCCGAAGGATACACCAAGTCGGTACAACCACATATAGGCATGGGTCTGTTAGGAAACGGATGGACAGTAGATGTAATTAGTCATATTTTGAAAGGAATAAAATGAACCCAATAGTTAGTCATATATTTGCATTTCTGTGCGGATGCTCGTTTGTTATACTTGGAGCAATTTATATTGGAACGAAAGGAGATTGAATATGAAAGTAAAAAACGGAATAATAATAGACGGAGTGCTACATGAATTGAAGGAAACGAAACATAAAGATTGTTCAAAATGTTCGTTACGTGATTTATGTCAAGATGAATTTGGGATCGCGTGTCTATGTTGGATTAATTTAGCTTCTGAATCAGAAGTGATAAATACCGAATTTAAATGTCGTGGAAAAGTAACAGACAATGTTTCGGTTGAAAAAGCAATCGAAGTTCTCTCTTCCGTATTAGATAATTGGGTGCATGGCGGTGATGCTGATTGTATCATTGCGGAGTTTGAGGAAGAACTAATAAAAACGAAGTAAGCACTCCCCCTTGCTGGTAAACGGCAAGGGGGAGGATTGTGATTATAACCCCGGACCCATAGAAAGAAGCAATGTACTATCTTTATATGCCGCACTGTTAAGGCTTACCCATACCCTTGCAGTTCCTGCATTAATCAGTTCCGATGATATGAATATTCTCACCTTCTTGTCAATGCTAGAATTGGCGGATACTGAAAAATCATTTATTGTTTCTCTTGATTCACCTATAACCATAGGATCTTCAAATTTCTTACTTGCAAACCTAGACATACAGCTATTATTACGGAAAGAAATAGAGCTACTCGAACCGTTTCTCACTCTTACGGTAACTTCAATATATCCCATAACGGATGGCATCACTCCACCAATTATTGTTATGCTTACGTAAGAACCAACTATCTCTATATCTCTTTTACTTACCATTGGTACGGAATATGCTATATGAGCAATATCGGGATCATCCTGCTTCAATATAGCTGTACTAAGGAAAGGATAAACTTCCCAATCACCAGCAGTCATACCCCACGAGTTTACAGTAACCATAGCGTATCCTGTTCCTATCTTTTTGTCGGCAGTAACACGCCTGTACTTCTGACTGGTCTTGTGCTTAACATAGACACCGAAATAACACTCGGCTATCTCTGCAAAGTCACCCATGTTAAGATAATCAGTATCATGCCCCTCCGATGGCATCATTATAGCCGCAGAACAGACAAAATTACTACTTGTAAACTGATTGGTAGCAGTGTCCGGGCATGAGAATCTACTTATCGGTGCACTGGCACGATGATTGTACCCGTTAAAGTCGGTAAGGCGAAATGGGAACCTTCCTCCTGTCGGTGGGGTGTATTCCCATCCGTTCATGCTTCCATCAGCGTGTTTTGGCGCATCCCAGTATCCTGCCATTTGAAAAGGTTTGACACCACAGTTTCCATCCCATCCTTGCCACCATTTTTCATTTGGTCCAGGTGCAAGGCTTTCGTAACGTACAGGTTTGTACCGTGCCCACGGGTTTATTTTCCCGTGGGTGTTTGCACAAGCGTATCCTAAATCGTAAGCCCCATTCACACTGCCTATGCCAAGAGTGGCGTAAACGTCACCAGCAAGGTTTATCGGGGCTGTAATCTTTCCGTTAGAATGACCCATAATATTTTTTTATTTATTAATTGTTAATACCTAATCTCTTTTCCAATTCTTTCACTCTTTTCTTTAATCTTGTAACCTCATCATCAACCTCCTGCAAACCTTTCCATACAACAGGGATAAGTCTTTCATAATCTATGGTATAGTAGTCATTGAACGCGTCTTTCACCCACTGACTATAACCGCCGGAAAGTAAATCCTGTGCGATAAGACCGTAATTCCAGTTATCATGGTTGAACACTTCGGAATTTTCCTTGGCAATAGCGTTCCAGTGATACTTCACGCTACGGAATTTTCGGATAATACCCATAGCGTCATAACCCTGTATATCAGTTTTCAGTCTTATATCCGAAGAGGACGCTTTGGCTGTAATTGCTCCAGTGGCTATGATATTTCCTGCTACGTGCAATTTTTGTGACGGTGAACTAGTTCCTATTCCAACTCCCGTATTATTAATTACTGCACAAAGAGAACCTCCTGAGTAAAATGCAACTCCTGACGAACCTTTTAAATCCAGCCATATTCCGCCCTTAGAAGTTATTACTGCCGCATTGTCTATATTTCCGTCAATGTTCGATGAGCCATTGAACGGTCTGCCCCACAAAGTTCTAGAAGTAGTAAGCACATCCGCACTAGAAGCCCTACTGTCAGACAATGTAGAAGCACCTCCTGCCGACACAGCCACAGACGTGTTGGATGTGGATTGCAATCCTCTCCATGCGAAAACGTTAGCACCATTAGCCCAATATTGGTATTGTATGTACCCATTGTGATATGAACCAATCTGGCGCACCTGCAATTCAAAATTATTTGTTCCTACACGTACAAGGCGAATATTATCCATTCCTTTTGCAAATGTGGGGAGATAAAGGCGTGCTGAGTTTATGAGAATTCCTACACCGCTGCCAGAAGAAGTTTCTCCACTTCTCATTTGAAAAATGGCACAGAAGTGATAATTCCTTACTTCATCATTTGCATGATTTCCATAGGCATACCATATCTGACCCCAAACCGTTACAGACTGATAAGGTACGGCTCCCGATTCAGAACAAGCGAATATCTTTTTCCAGCCATTGTCAGTACCACCTAGAGCAAACTGTAATGAATAAGTAGCGGTGGAATTATAATTTCTAGGTATATCCGCTATATGCCAGTTGTCCAGTAAATCCGCGTTCAAATTGGTATTCATTGTTGTGGAATTGCATTGGTAAGGCTGCGTACCTGTGCCTACGGTGGATTTAAAGTACCCGTCAGTTCTTGTATTTCCAGCAACATGAAGTTTCTCACTAGGAGAGGGAGTACCAATACCTACTAATCCTCCACCATGACAAACAAGCAAGTGTTTACTAGAATGGTGCTGCAAGTACAAATGGTGGTCATATCTGTTTATCTCTCCATTATATGCAGTATCATAACCGCCTGTGCTATTAACACATCCGATACATATCGTACTTTCTTTAATTCCTCCCACTACATTAAGCACGCCTGTTCTAGTGTTAAGCCACATGGCGTTTTTACCCTGCGCCACAGGTTGTTTGCTAATTGTGGGATACCAACCTATTCCCATCCAAGAGCCGAAACGTAGATTGGCATCATCAGAATTAGCTGCGTCCGCGCCACCATGAACCCAGCTTCCACCTTCTCTGACCTGTCGTGACCCCCATCCTACACTTAATCCTTTATTGTTTGACATAACAGTATCCCCGTTTGCGTCAAGCAGGGTAAGAGTATTTTTTACGGTAGTAAATACGCCCGTGTATTGTCTTGCATATATAGGTTCATTTCCATCATCACAAGAAGCTATCTCCATCCATCCGGCATTTTCAGCAGTACCACCGAAAGCGATTCTGCCATAGTCGTTCCTTCCGCCTTGGAAGTGTATTTGCTGTGTAGATGTGGGGGAAGTCTGCAACATATAAAGTATATGACCACCTGATATATTCAAATCCCCTGTCATGGTGTCACCTGCTTTCTTTACGTAGCGTCCGTCAAAATCAGACAGGTGCAATCCATCAACCATATCTGCATTAAGATTACCTACAACAGTATTACTTGATACAATAAATGGAGCAGTGCCGTTTGCCACGGTAGACATAAACGGAACATAGCTTGTAACCCTGTTCATTGCTATGCCAAAGACACTTTTCAAAGCTGAACTTGTACATACACTATCCACTGAACCCCTTAAAGCTACTGTGTATGTTTGGAACAGGTGGGCAGCAGCTATATGGCGTATTCTATCCGGACCACAACTATTTACATTTACGGCATCAGTACCGTTACCTTGGTCATTCCCTTTAAATAACACAAGCTCACCACTTTCCGTACCACCCCAAAATCTTTCAGCAATGAATGTATGATCATATTTACCTGGACCATCTCCTTTCGTTCCATAGAACAATATGGCATTTGGGGAAGTACCGTTTCCTATCTTCAAATCACCGCTCATTGTTATGTTACCTACTCCCGTCATATCACCGCTTACGTTAGCCGTACCGTTGAAAGGCTGACCCCAGAGGGTACGGGAAGTGGCTAATCCTGTGGAGTTTATATAGTTAACATAACTTGCATCACTTAACCCAGAGTTAGATTGGTTAAAGGCAAATCTCAAAGTAATATTACCTGTTGTATTGGCATTGTTAGTTGTTATGCTATCATAGTTTTGTAATATAGTAGAAGCCCATCTTCCATAATTATTTCCACCTTCAACTTTTATAAAAATATACGCCTTATTATTTTCTACTTTGTAGTAAACGCTTCTCACATGAGAACCTACCCTACTCATTACATTAACAGAGCATCTTGGGGTTTTGTTACCATTATTATCATTGTTTGTACAAGCTATATGTAACTGTAATGCTGAATAGTGTTGATGTCCCCAAAACTCATTTGACAGTAATATAACATACGTGCTATACGTAGTGTCTATGCCTATTTCGGCTATAAGCATAATATGTGTATCTCCGCTGACATATGCAGTTCCGCCAGTAGAAGCCGAATAATTGCTATGGATAAATCCAAACTTGTTATACCCTTCAAGATAGTTGCTGTTCAAATTATTAACAAGCGTATTGCTTGAAACTATCAAAGGTGATAACCCTGTGGCAACAGTTGACATGAATCTAGGTGCTCTTACATCATTTGGAGTGACACGTAAAACCAGCTTGTTGTTATGGTCTACGACACCAAATCCTGCACTATCCGTACTACCTCCTCTAAGGTTTCCTATATACCAATATGTGTCATACCAATTAAATCTTAATCCGTTTCTTATAGAAGTAAACCCACCATCATCGTTCCTGATAACTCCGTTATCTTTATAGATATTGGTAATATCACAATTTTCCAATCCCTTGAATACGATTGATCCGGAAGTGGAAGCGGATGTAAGGGTTCCAGTCATAGTATCGCCAGCCTTTTTCACCCATCTACCGTCCAATACGGAAGTAGGGATATGACTTGCATCTATGACTTTACTTGAATCAGCCTTTTTCAATTCAGCCCACATAGCGTCAGCGTCAAGTCCTCCCTGCCCAGCCATGTCGTACAGTTTCTTTATCGTGTACGCATTAAACGTATTGTCAAGGTCTGAATCGGAGAAGGTTGTGCCGTCAGTAAGGTTTGCGAAGCTGTAAACGGTATTTACAACACCGCTGCCACCACCGCTACCACCTGTTTTCACGCCAAGAGCAGATACCCAACCGTCCGAGTAGAATCCTACCGTGTTTCCGTCTGTTCTATGCTTCACTCTCAGAGCCTTGTTTGCAGAATCGTAAACAAGTTGGGCATCTCCTATCTGTATATATTCGTTTGCTGTAAGTCGTGCTGCGGAAACGCCACCTGTAAATCCTGCTGAAACGCCATTGAGGTGTCCTTGTTTGTTTATTTGTATTACTCCTACATCTGACGTATCTCCATTAGGACGGAAATAAATCATACCCTCATTTCCATAGCTTGATATGACGGTATTGCCTGTCGTGTTACGGAAAACAGTATTTCCGCCATAAGACAGACCGATACCACTATTCATCAGAATATTCTTGGTAAATGTCTTTTGTCCCGAAATAGTCTGAGCAGTAGTCAAGGTAACGGCATCAGTAATCCCGTACCCTGCCAAAGTGGTAGGATTATCACCAACTGTAACACGCCCGTAGGTGTCTACTGTAACTTTCGTATATGTACCAGCATTCACCCCCGTGGTAGCCAGTGACAATGTGCGGTTTGCGGACAGGTTTCCACCTCCCGTAAGACCAGTTCCTGCACTTATCGTTATGGTCTTGTCCGCTTTCAGTGCAAGAAGTTCGGCTAGGTTGTCGCTTTCCGTAAGACCGTCAAGAAACGCTTCAAGTTCTTTCCATTTGTTGATAATGTTATCGGCATCGCTTCCTTCTAGGAAGTTATTCAACTTGTTGCTTAACTGTGTTACAGTATTATTCAGCGTACCCAAGTCCTGTTGTCTAGCGAATGTTTCCCCGAATACGGCAGTGATGGTTTTCCCGTCAGAACTAAGTGCCATGTTTGTTACGGCATTTCCACTTCCCGACTGGGTGATGTTTTTTATACCACCACCTTCCTTCGCCATTTTCCAAATCTCGTTTATCGTGTACGCATTAAACGTATTGTCAAGGTCTGAATCGGAGAAGGTTGTGCCGAGATTGGAAAAACCATATACGTTTTTCACAAGCCCGTCACCACCGCTTCCTCCGCTTCCTCCGGGAGATACGCCCAAAGCGGAAATCCATCCTCTGGTATAGAAGCCTATTTCCGTACTTCCGTCTATATGCTCAAATGTTACTGCCTTGTTTACGGAATCATATATAATCTTTATATCGCCAACCTGCAACGCCTGTGTTTTTACCGTTCCGCTTATGTTGGCATCTACAGCATAAATATTCTCCCATCTCTTCGATTCAAGACCAAGTGTGGATGCGTTGTTCACGCTAGGAACTACATTTGCCGTAGACAACTGACCAGTGAATATCTTGCTTGCAGTTACTGTCTGTTCCGTATCAATCGTTACAAATTTATTGTCAGGAAGATGGGATATGTGAATTTTCTTTGTCGGATCATCCTTTCCCAACTCCTGCCACAATTTGTCCGTATTCATTCCGCCTTCCTTGGCTAGCTTCCATATCTCGTTGATGGTATATGCGTTGAATGTATTGCTAAGGTTGGAATCGTCAAACGTCTTACCTAAATCGGCAAATCCGTACACGGCCTTAATCAGTCCGCCTTCTCCACCTCCCGGTTCTCCGCTACCACTCTGTGCGCCCAACGCTGATATCCATTGGTTTGTATAGAACGCTGACTTGCATCGTAACGCTTGGTTTACTTCATCCCATTCAAACCATCCGTTGAACTTCTGAAACGATGCAATAAGGTCATTAAGTAGCTGTTCAGAGAAAATATTTGTTCCGCTTCCCGTACCACTTCCACCTAATGTTACATTTGTCGTATTCTGTGTTGAAGCGGCCTGATTCTCCTGTGCCAGCCGTTCATAGAAAGACAGTATCTTTCTTCTTGCAATGGTGCATGAATATGACGGGAACATATTCTCCTTGGAGTATTTAATCTCCAAAGACTGTATCTGTAACTGCATATCCACTATCTGACCGTTATCAGAGAAATCGAATACGCCTATTCCATCATCCCTTACCTTTAGCATATTTCCTTCTATGAAGTCAATGAAAAGATTAGGATGCTCTGCGACAAATCCGCTAGATATGTCAAGTGAAACGGTTCGGTTCTCATGGTCATATCTTGACAGGTAGTCAATAGCCGCCTTTTCAAGCGTATTCTCAGCCATTGTCACATACGATTCGGGCATGACAATATTCAGAATGACAAATTCAGTTCCTGCTGCAATTGAAGGAGATTTACCATCCGTATAAAGGGGAAGTTTGGCATTGTCGCTATCTGTTCTGTAACATGATATTTTATATCGTGCCCCCTTGTTGAACATGGCAACATCCTCTTCCGTTTCCCCCGTATCACCGTTCACCTCACCGTAAAGAGGAATAATACCGTTTTTGTTTATCTTAAATTCCGTTCCTGTATAAGTTCCTGTACGCATACTGAACACCGCGTCCGTTACAGAAGCGTATTTATAATAGAACCTGTCCTGTGAACCGTCCTGATTACCGAAATGTATGTTGCATGTCATTTCCTCACTAAAGCCTATCTTACAGCTTTCGGCAGGGATATCAGAATCAAACGTGAACTCAACACGTATGGTGACTGTCGTATTCTGACCTTTTTCTATATATCCTACAAGAGCGGTCTTGTCGTAAGGTATTTCAAGCATACCAGTAGCACCTTCCTCTCCGATAACAACCTCTTTCAAAGGAGAAGCCTGACCCAATACACGGTTTAAAACCATACGTAGGTTAATCTTCACCTTTTTCCCTACAGCATCACTTCCTATAGGTAATATACTGAAAAGCATCTTCCCGGAGAATGTGGCAGTAACCTTTACAGGCTGGTCATAATATGCCCTTGTACCATATATATCAAAACTCTCGAAATCCCTGTACTTGTCAAACATAGCATGGGGTTTGTACTGGGGCTGCACATTGTCGTTTATCTTGCCGGATGAATCACCGTCCTCATACACCTTGTACCCTAGGTTGAATCCAGGAGAGGTCATATAAATGAAGAAACTGTCACTATCATCACTCTTTATAGGAGTAGAACCGATAATCTTATCTATTCGTGTAGATGCGCTAGCACCCTCACCTGCCACCTTTCCCGATTGAGGGTCTGGTTCTCCATCCGCCTTGTATGTATCCCATTCTGGAAGTCCTGACGGGTACAGATCGCCAAGTTTTTTCCCTCTGATGGAAGGGTATATCCCACTGAACGTGTTTGATATGGTTTTCCCTCTCACACCATAGTTCTTCAATCCGTATTCGCTGTCAATATAATATCTTATATTCCCGTCAGAATCATTCGGAAGAAGGATGTACGGGCAATAGCGTGATTCATCGGCAGGCTTAGCGTCTTTCTTGTATTCGGGAGGAACGTTCCTGCTTCCACCTTGTGGTATGATTCGGGTTATGACAGGTGTGCTTGTATCTACGGAAGAGGAAACTTTTACAGCACCCCCACCGTCACCCTGCTTGAATGTCCAGTTTACGGACGGTCTTGTCTTGTCCGTAATGGTTATTATCCCACCGTTCGCTGTCGTTGAGAAGTAATAATTGAGATAAAACTTGTCATAGAAGTTCTTCAATGCTTCAAACAGGTTGGTCCCATCGGTTATATCAATCATATCCTCCGTCAGTTCGCCTTCCGCATCTACGTTGAGCGTCCATGTGCCAATGCCTGTATATCCTGCACCCAATGACGCATTGTAAGATTCTATATTTGCTTCTATACGTGCGGCAAGCTGTTTTGCATCACCCCAAAACTGGAACAGACCGCCATGAGTGTATCTTATCTTGTTTATTTCCCCACCTGTTCCGCTTACTATGTCAAGAAATGCCACATTCTGCAAAAGCACCTCCTTACCGTAAAACAAAAGGGAGTATTTGTATTTTCCTGCTTCGTTAAGATTATCTCCCGATGGGGCTTGGTACAGGATGAATGTATTACCGTTATATACGACTGTATCGTATTCCGATTCGCTCTTTGAGTTGTATGCCTTGAACTCTATCGGAACAACGGAAACGACTTCACAAGTCAATTTTCTCACTTCCTGCAAAGACGGGCTGTATGAAAAATCAGCACTCTCCGCAATAACCCTATTTCCTCTTTTAATCTGTAAAATCATTGGTCTTTAAAGCGTTGGTTGGTCAATACTGAAATTTAACGAAAATGTATAGGCGGACACAAGTTTATCCGGGTTCTGCAAGTCCTGAACATCCTGATAACTCAGCTTTGCGCCCGTTTCAAAACCAGTGCATCTTATCACCTGCTTTGCCGATTCGCCCCATATATCATTCCATATAGAGAAAGAGGATGAACCGTATGGCGTACCGGGAGTGGCAGGTATCACATTGGTTATATATGAATAGAACGAACGGATATTCGTCTTTACCGTTTCCACATCTCCCAAAGCGGCAAATGTTATGCTTCCTTCCGTTGGCTGGTAAACAGGCGTAACAGGTTCGTACACCTTCTGACCGTTCTTGTCATACCATTTTTCGGCATAGGCTTCCTTTCTTGTCGGCAAATCCCATAATCCCTTGCTTTCAAGTATATACAGCCTGTATGTGGCATACAAATCCTTTGCCGTATCGCTTCCTTTCTTTATAAAATATTTAGCTATAGCCATTCGTGTACATATTTAATTAGTGCAAAAATAATAAAAATAGTCTTAGAAAACATCTAGTTTTAAAAAATAATTTTCTATATTTGCATCACAATCGGTGCTTTGGATGAGTGGTTTAGTCAACGGTCTGCAAAACCGACAACAGCGGTTCGATTCCGCTAAGCACCTCAAGTGATTGGATTTTTTTGTTCATAATCAAACTGGAACGCCCTGCCAACTGTGAAGCTAGCAGGGCGTTTGTTTTAGTCAATTATAACTTTTATCGCATTTCCGCCTGACCTTGGGGCAATGGAAACGACACTTAGAAGTGCTGTCTTTATCGCCATAGTTGCGGCAAGCTGCTGGGTGAGAACCTCCAACTGTGACTGCTGTATGGCTGTCATGTTCGTTCCGCCCGTTCCTGCCGAACCACCATTTAACGATACCAACTGACGGAGAAGATCGCTTTGGACAACCATTTCGTATCTCATCCCGTTAAGATAACCCAATGCCTGGTTGAATGTATTCTCGTCAACTCCTGCAATGGCATTGGACAGACCTTCCGCATTCTCTTCCGTTTCGGTAAGCATTCCGCCTAGGGCGTTGTTTATCTCATTGACTACACCCCCGGCTTCCGCAAAGGCTGATTCCAATGAACCCATGACATTTCCTAGTATTATAAGCTCATCCTTGTCTATCTTGTTGTCCGCAAACATACCACCTTTACCGTCCGCTCCAAATAATGTGGTCTGTACCTGTTGCATTGCCTTTTCTATGTACTGCTGCTGAACCCAGCTTTTAACAACATCCCTCATGACGTCTGCCACAGTATCCTTGTATGCCTTGGCTGCGTTCTCTCCTTTCAGCCATGCTTCAACAAGAGCGTCACCTATCTGGCTAGCCCAGTCTTTCAAGTCAATGCTGTACAATTCACTTGCAAGCGTTTCTGTATAATATCTTATCTCATATTCTAATTCCTTTATGGTTTGTTTGTAATCTTCCACTTTCTCCCTGTCTGACTTTTTCTTATCTTCTTCGGCTGCTAGAATATCCTTTTGAATTTGTAACTGCTGTTTCAGATTGGATACTTGTTTGGATGTAACCTCATCAAGTTTTGCTGGGTCTATAATGTGCTCAAATTCCTTTTCGAGCATATTATAGATATTGGTCAGTTTCTTTGATTCAAATTCAAGATTCTCTATATGCTTTTGAAGTCTTTTGTCATGCTGTCTGTTAAATGTAGCGATAACATCAAGCGGCATGGATATAGCCGAACCTATCGCACCTGCAAAATCACCACTTTTGAATGAATCCCATGATTTCTTCACACCCTCATTCATAACGCCCATAGCTTCCGAGAACTGGTTCATCTCGCGCATGAAACCACTATCAGTATCCTTACCCATAGAATCCATGAGGTTGGACACAGATGCTATTATCTGCTGCATGGCTTTTATGGCATTGTATATGTTGGTTATGATAAAGTCGATAAGATTCACCGTCTGTAAAGCGTTCTGTGCCGCAGCCATCATTCCTTTACCAGTCTTGACAGCTTCCTGTCCGCTCTTGTATCTTGATTCGGCTTCCGACTTGGCACTCAAAGCGGCATTGGCAGCTTCTTCATCACCGTTCTTCATCGCGTCCTCGTATGCCTTGGAAGCATTTTCTATGTCAGCCATAGCCTGTTGCATATCATTCATGCCTGCCATCATCTTTGACTTTCCTGCATCATAACGCTTGTTGTACAGACCTTCAATCCCATCTTTCATGTACGTCTGAAAGTCAGACTGGTTGTTCTTCATCATCTTCTCTATCTGCTTGTCCACGCGTTCAAGTTCTTTCATGTATTCCTTTGCGCTGATAGCACCAGATCTAAATGCACTGTTGAGCATTTCCCTTACCTTGTCGGCAACGGTATTTGCAGCTTCCATAGACATCGCTTCAACAGCACCGAAGAAGTTCTGATAGTCTGTGGTCAGCTTGAACAAGTCCATCTCTTCGCTTTTCTGCAATGCGGAAGATAATGAAGTGTTGCCCATACCCTTTGCCGTTTCAATTCTTTTTCGGTAATTCTCCCTGATAATATCAACCTGTGTATAGTAGTCACCATATTTTTCAAGGTCATTAGCATATTGCTTTGCCATCTCACCAAAGTAGCCTTTCCATGCGTCAATCATTCCTTGGATAACCTCTTTCTGATCTTCTCCGATATTCTTATTCCCCTTAATGGCTTCCTGTATCTGATTGATATACTGGTTCATTGAGGTGAATGAAGATGTGTCGGGCACGACAGAAACACCAAGGTCAAGATTCATTCCTGCCAATGCGGATTGCAGATTGTTGTATATCCCTGCTGCAAAACTTTCAGCCATAGTAGATGTATCACCACTGAACTGAACGGCAAGGTCTAAGGCAAGTTCGGAATCACCCGTTATTCCAAGTATGTCACTGTAAAAGTCATACTTGTTCCTGTATCTGTCAAACTCATCCGTAATTCTTTTCATCACCTTCTTGGCTGCATCAACATAAATTTCAGAGGACAATTCGGCTGCTTTCCTTGCGTTCTTGACCGCATCCTGTGGAACACGTGTTTCCAATTCCTTTGCAGCCTTGTTGTAATTGTCAACAATAGCCTGTTTGTCATATACAATATCCACGCCAAGTTTTAACGCCTGTGAACCGTATATAGCTTCAATCTGCTTTTTAGCTTCTTCCTTACCTATGTTAATGCTCAAATCCTTAAACTTGGAATAGGCGGATTCAAGCAATGACAACCTGTTTTTCCAAAGGTCAGCAAGAGGATCTCTTTTCTTCCCTTCCTTCTTCTGCTTTTCCAGTTCAAGGTTGAATTGTTTTGCTGTTCCCGTAGCCTTTGACATCGCTTCGTTGGCAGCGTTAAACTCGCTTATTATTTGCCTTAATGTTTCAAGTTCTTCAGGGTCTACCAATCCTGTCAGTTCGTATTTATCCCCTACTTTTTTCAGTTTACCCTCTTTGGAAAATTTGTCAATAGTTCTCTGATAGTTTTCTATTGTACTTTTTGAATCCTTATATTCCTTTTTTACGGCATTAAAGAAATCTTCTACAGTCTTTATATCTGACGTTTTGATTGTTATAGTCCACGCTTTTCCTGTAATCTCGTCAAGAGATTTCTTCCATCCTGTCAATCCTGCTTGGGCTTCCCTATCATCAAGTTCAAATTGAATACGCCATCTTTCTTTTGCCAGTTCGTTTAATTTCTTTCTAGCATTTTCCCCTAATTCATTAGCTACTGCAAATTCATCAAGATGTATCTTTAATTGTTTCTGTTGCTCATCAGTAAGGTTTTTTACATCTATATTACCAAATACATCTTTAAGTTTTTTCTCAGTATATTTTGCAAATAAATTAAATGATGATTCAAGTTTTTTTACTTCATCCGTAATGCCCATCCTCAATTTCTCATACTCCTTCAACAATTCCTCACTGTCAAAATGGGCTTTGTTCTTGAATATTTCAAATGTTCTCGCATCCCCTGACGTTTCAGCCAAAGAACGTATCTTCTCGACAATAGTAGCTGCCGAAACCCCTTTGTTTATCAGTTCGGTAAGTTCGTTTCTCCATTCCTTAGTACCCTTACCCATGTTTATAATCTCCTTGGATGCCTGTACTATCTGACCACGAAACTCTTCTATATCCTTACTTGCCGAAGTGAGTTTTACAGACGATTTCTCATAATCTTTAAGCATATCAGAGAATGAATCACCAAATACGCCCGTAGATGTTGCCTTGTCCGCCTTGAACATTATATCCGCATTTTCAGCAGCACGTTTATAAACCTGTTCTAGTTCCGATGCCGACTTTTGCAGATATTCGACACGAGATTTCTGATCATCTATTTTCTTGCTATTTTGTACTATATACTGCCCCATATTGCCATATTTAGACAATACTCCAGTAAGCGTTTCCTCATACGACTGCAACTGTTTCGTGTCAAGCTGTTCAAGGTTTTCCGGGGTGAGTTTGTCGAAGTTTATCTTGTCAAGGTCTTTTTGCAAGTCACTGTATGATTCGCGGAAAGACTTTGCACTATCTTTTATCTTCTGATTGAACTCTTCCGAACGTGCAGACATCACATGAAACGCTTCCGCTACAAGACCTGCAACGGTGAGTATTGTCATAAGCGGATTAGCCTTTATCGTAAGCCACAATGTTTTCAATGAATTTGTCAATCCGAATGTTGCCAGTTTGAATCTGTTCATCAACATTGTCGTTTTTGTCATAGACAACATTCTTGCAGCTTCCGCACCTGTCAGTTTAAGTTCTGTTACAAGAAGGTGACGTTCAGCCTGTGTCAACATATTGGTGGCAAGAATACGTTTAGCCATCTCTGCCGACATCTTTCCCGAATTAACGGCAGCAGCTATCTCTACGGCAGACAGCTTTGATGCTGTCGCTATCTTCCATCTCTCGGCAGTAGTGAGCGTTCTGTACATCGCAGCCTGTTTAAGCAATTGGGCTTCCCGTAATTTCTCAGCCTTAATAGCATTAGTTGTTGCGATAACTTCTTTACCAAGCATGGCTGTTCTAGCTAGCTGTAATCCCTTTAATGCGGCATATCCTACAGCAACACCCTCTATTGCCTTAGAGAAGTATCTCCAGTTGTTCATTGCATCGGTTATGCTTCCAACGATACCTTTCAGAACGGAATCATTCGCCTCGCCTATGTCATTCATCATAATCTTGTATGAATCGGCTAGGTTGCTTACCATACCTTTCAAAGACGCAGCTTGTATTTCCTGCATTTTGTAGAACATACCACCATCTTCCGTCATTGTGGTAAACATCTCGCGAATATACTCGAAAGGAATCTGACGTGTTGATATGGCGTTGAACACATCATCAGTAGTTTGAGCCACACCTCTTACTTCTTCCAGTTTTTTTCTCAATGAATCCAATGCAGGAATACCAGCTTCTGTCAACTGGCGTAATTCCTGCCCCCTTAACACACCTGCGCTTCTTATCTGTCCATAGGCAAGAATGATACGACCCATATCCACGCCAAGACCTGCGGAAACGTCCGCAAGGCTTTTCATGGTACCATACAATTCGTTGACAGGTATCTGGAATGCAGCAAGCTGTTTGGTATATCCAACCAAATCGCTGAACTGGAAAGGAGATATTACAGCAAGACCCTTAATCTGACTGAATATCTGGTCTGCCCGTCTTGCATCCTGTATGATGGCACGCAATGACACCTGTTGTAACTCGAACTCTCCACGAATGGCAACAAGTTCCTGAAACATATCTCTGAAAAAGTAGAATCCTGCATAAGTCTTTATCGTATTGACAAACTCACGCATCATTCTGCTCTGCTTTGTCAGTTCCTCGGTAAATTCCTTTGAACTTGTGGCATTTTTCTGATTGGTCTGCTGCATCTTTGTTCCATAGGATGTAGCTTCGTTTACAAACTTATTATGTTCCTGTATCTTCCTGTTTAGAAGAGTAAGGGTACGGTTATAGTTTGCATCAGTCGTATTAAGTGCATTACGCCTGTTTGTCAATTCAGAAATAAGATTGTTAGCCTGATTGATAGACGTAGGATTGATGCTCAACAATTCATTCGTTGATGTTTTTCTTAAAGATGATTGCAACTTCTCCAATCTGCCTTGCAATTTCTGAATAAGAGCGTCAGCCTTTGTTATCTGATTGCTGTTTAAAGGAACTTCAACCTTAAACTTATTCAATAGCTCAAGGCGTTTCTGTATAGCGGCAATCTTCTTGTTCAAGTCCTCAGCACTTCCCTCCGGCATACCAAGGGCAAGTCCAGACTGACCAGAAAGGTATTGTAGATACTTCTGATTGGTCTGCTGCATCTTCTTATTCGCCTGTTCCTGCTTTGATGCTTGTCTATCCATCTCCTTTGTCCGTGCAATCTCCATCTCGTATTGCTGGCGTAGAAGATTAAGTTCTCTCTCATCGGAAATGGACAATTTGGGCGCACTGTTAGCAGTAAGGGAATATGCCGTTTTCAATCTGTTCAATTCAGCCACAAGATCATCTATCGCTTTCTTCTGACTTTCAAGATTGGCTTTTCTTGTAGCCATCCCCTTATCTCCGCCTGCATTGCCTAGGTTACGGTAAGTCTTTTCCAGCTTGTCATACTCCCTTGTCGCTTCGACAATCTTGTTTGACAACTCTTCCATCTGAACAAGTATATCCATTTTCTTGTTCGACTTTCCTTTTCCTACCTTGGATGCGTTTTCATTCGCTTTGTTTATCTTATCTACAACCTCGCTAAGTTCGTCATTCATTTTGCCTATATCGGTCAACATAGGCTTGAAGGACATTTCCTGGTTAAAAGTGTCCTGCAACTTCTTCTGTATATCCTTTATCTGTTTGTCAAGACCGGAATCATCTAGCCCAATCTTAAACTTTAATGCTCCTAAATCAACATCAGCCATAGTTATTCTTTTTTTTTAATAAAGGCAAAAATAACAAAAATAAACATAACAACATGATTCACAATAAACAAAAATCCATTAGTATTTTTTAACATATTTAAAATGGTAGATAAAAACGATTATGTTATCTTTGCAATAAAATAATTTTTTAACTATGGCTATAGAAGAAAACAAAGTAACACTCGTTGGCGTAAATTCAGCCAGCGTAACATTCAGCAATGAAGCTAATGTGGAAAAACAATACAAGGTGAATGCGAATGTAAACGTATCAAACGGTAAAACCATTGATTCATTTGATGGCGGAGAGGTGAAGTCATTGGAATCAGAGAACCAACTCGCTACATTCTATTTCAATCAGAACGGTGGTATCGCAATCAACTACAACGATCATCCCGACTTGGAAGCACAAATTGCTATCATTACTATCATCAACTCTTTCGTAACCGATGTTACAAAATACATCAACACGAAAGGCATCTCATCAGTTTCAATTTAAACAGCAAGAAGAAATGACAAACCAAGAAATGTTTTTAAAGAGATTAACTCTCTTGAATATCCCCTTATCACTAGAAGGAAAGGAACTTCCATCAGAACTGAAAGCAAAAATCATGCTTATGCGTGTCGCTTACGACAAAGCTGCAAAAGCATTCGATGATGATATGCAACAGGTTCTTAAAGAAATAAAGAAGGAAGGATATGACGAGCGCGCACAAAAAATCAATCACATGAAAGAGATTGACGGTAAGGAAGATGCGACAAAAGAGGAAAAGAAAGAAGCGGATGAAATCAGAAAGATAGAAGCAGATTTCAACAAGGAAACAGAAGAACTGAACAAGGCATATTCCGAAGCATACCAAGAGAAAATGAAAGAGGAATGTGATATGAAGCCTAGAAAATTCGCTTTTGAAGGATTCGCTAAAATCATTGAACTTATTGGTACTGACGGTGCAATTAAAGTGAAATGGAACTCTCCCGAAGCATTGGAAATACCGAAGGAGGAATTTATCTCGCTTATCGCAACAAATCTTGTCGATGAATAAGCCATTTTCTATATTGCTATTTTTTTTGTTACTGTCGTGTTCTTGTTCACGCAAGCTACTTCCATCTTCGACAAATACAACCATAGTAGACCACAACACGACAGTAACGGAAAGAGTAGTATGGCAATCAAAAATAATAACTCTTCCAACAGAGCACATACAACATACAACATTTGAAGATAGTTCACACTTGGAAACATCATTAGCCGTATCAGACGCTAAAATAATGTCGGATGGCAGGCTTTTTCATAGTTTGAAAAACAAGAAAGACTTTCTACAAGACAGCATCCCATCCTTGGAAAAAGAAACGGTAGTGACGAAAGATTCGATAATAACCGTGGAGAAAATTGTAGAAGTAAAGGTAGAAAAGGAATTGTCTAAATGGCAAAAAATACTAATCAATCTTGGATACATAGGTATCGGTTTCATATTGTTTTCAGGTTACAAAATAGCCCGAAAGTTCGTGTAACTTTCGGGCTTATTTTAGGTATTTATATACATACCAATTGTGTTATTGGGAAGAATCCCTATATGATAAAGAAACTCTAAATTCATTAACTTCTTTACTAGATAAATCCCATTCCAATTCTGTGGTATGTAAACCTTGATTATATATGTATCTAGAATAATTACTTCCACTTAAATCTGGAGTTTCCCAAATACCAGGTTCTTCTTCATAATCAGGTATTGTCATAAAACATTTTAACCCTGTTAATTTACCACTTCCATCATATATTGTATAATTTTCTTCGTAAATGTATTCTCTCCCAGAAACAGAAATAGAATCACGTTCTATATCACCCCATGTTTTAATACCAGGATTAAATAAAGTTTTATTATTATTATCTTGTACAACCATTTGCACACGTATGTCATAAGGTATGTATGTTCCCCTACCTGAATTATCTATAAAAATAACTTTATAGAAAAATCTCTTTTTAGGGGTAGTTATTTTCACGCCTGTTATTTTTGTCTTATATCCAAAGCACTCTGGAATAATAGGAAATTTATATCCTGTAGATGATGAAATCTCATGTGCTTCATTATTACTGTCAGGGTGACTTCCATGTACAGCTACAGCCATTATGGTACAAGACCAAGTGCCTATATCCATACTTTTAAAAGCAGAATAAATGTTTGAATTGTTTGGAGAAAAACCTAATCTTAGGCTATCAGAAGTACCTTTTTCTCCCAGGAAAAATCTTCTACTACCATTCTTCTCTGCAATAATTAAAATAGCGCACCTCCATGATTTTATTGAGCTAGAAACAGTGTCATTTATAAGTAATGATAAAAGATTTCTAGAACTTCCATTTAAATCAAGTTTTACAGTTTGACTATACGTATCATAATCTAATATATTTGACGGGAGAATGTTTATATTAAGTTTAACAGGATATTCTACATGATTATACCCATCAAAATCAGCAATACGATATACACTTTTAGGAGATTTATACTCTGCAATAGTGCTAGATGGAACAGTATTTCCTATTGTATATATTATCATTTTTGTAAATGCAGTATATGTAGAATCGTTAAACTGCACAACACCTAAATCAGATCTATCAATTGGTTTTATATATGAATATCTGTTTATTCTCCCATGCGTATTTGCACACGCATACCCTAAATCATAACCATCACTAGTAGGACCAATACCTAGGGTAGGATATACATCACTATCCAATCCGACAGGTGCAGTAATTTTACCGTTAGAGTGACCCATAGACTACACCTCCACAAATTTATTGCAGACGATATTGCCGCCTAAAGCCAAACTACCCGTCACACGTACATCACCATCAATAATGATAGCTTGTGACAAATCAAACTCTTCTGGTATATCACTACCATCTAAGGCTATTATCTCATAAAGCCCCTCTGTCGGGCTAAAGCCCCTCTGTCGGGCTAAAGCCCCTCTGT